TTCTTTTAACAGTTTAAGATACTTACATTCCTTGGCAGACTTAGCCCAATCCTTTGGGGGATTAGGCATTATCTTTTCTAGTTGCCAAAAATATTCTTGGAGGCGTTCAGCCTCCGTTGGAAGTTTGTACTTAGCCAAAAGACGTAGGAATGTCTTTGGGTTTACCAAACTTCTCCATGATTTCTTCCATGGATTCCAAAGATTCAAGCCGCACCAGGATGTCGGTCAGCTGGCTGATGACAACAGGATGTTCAGTACGTGCAGCAAATGCCAATGCTTCGCGCAGGTTGGCGGCTGCATCATTGGTGCATTGTTTGACCTGACTGGACAATGCCATTTCGGAAACCTTTGGATTACGGGGAAGGAGAAATGTTTGCAACATGTCTATCGGTAATCATACCAATAAAACAATTGTTGCAAACACCATGCATTACGGCAATGTGGTAGACCGTAACTATTGGTAGGGTTTACGGTAATTCTTCCCAGAGCCAGCCGATTTGATATAGATCAAACATGGGTTCAATGCCAAGGGATTCCATGAGTTCGTAGATCAAACGACCTTTGCCCATGCGCTTACCTTGATGAATAACATTATCATCGACCACAATTAAAGTGCCGGTCTTGATAATGTTCTTGGCGGCAAACAGTTCCTTTAAATGGTGGGCTGCAGGCGCCCAATCGTTTAACCAGTTTTCAATGTTATAAGAATCCAGGTAAAGAAGATCGCAACTGCCCCAGAAACTACCAAGAAGTTCAACAGAGTCGGACTCAATAATCTCCGCATGTTTAACAGCAGATCTTGCTAGTTCGCATGCTTTTGGATCAATGTCAACAGAATACAAATTTCCGCCGAAACAATCGACAAAGTTATCAAAGAGAAGAGTAGAGCATCCGTCACCTGTATAGTTGTTTTCTTCTCGGTAGGTTCCGGTTTCAATAATGACCGGAGGGTGCTCCAGGTCGATAAGGTGTTCAAAAATTTGCTCAAAGCTGTCTTTGCGTGCTCCAAGTTTGTCCTTGATTGCATCAAAATAACTATCCCATTTTACGAGTGCTTCAGTCTTGTCCATCTCAAGGATGTCTTCGTAGGAAACTTCGGTGTTGGTTGCGGTCATTACAGTTCAATGCGGAGGTAATCAATTCCTTCTTGCTGAAGCTTTTCTTCGTGTAGGTCCGCTTCTATTGTTTCAAAATCATCAAAGGCCATCGCTTTGAATCGTTCGCCAGTTTTTTCTCCGTAGTAAAAACGGACAAGGTTGGGCACATGTTGATCCATGTCAGTGCTGTATTCCAGTGAGTTGCCAGATAGATGCATGGTAAAACAATTCCAAATGCAACACAATGACCAAGGTGATCATGGCCAGCCGACCATTAACACGCTCTGCATACCAGAGTATGTCGTTTGGATTTGTTGGAAACTTCCAAAACTTTAAATCCACACAATTCTCAAAGATTGCTACAAAAATCCAAGAGGTACAATGCCAGAGATCTTCAAACCACCTGAGAATTTTTTCCATTACCGGTAAACCAGCAAGATGTCAATAATGGTAGCAGCCAACAATGAAACCATGATCACCACAATGCCTGTGTTGAAGTCTTCCATGCGCAAATAAACCTGTTACATTAGGGTTAATATACATAACCCTAGATGGTTGCTACAATAGATATTGAAACTCCTTGGATCCAGCTCCAGGAGCAGCAACCAGAATTGATGCGGGACCTAAACAGGCTGCCCGCCCGTGTAACAATTAATGGTAAAAGACATTACCATACTCCATTTGAAACAGGGCCAGCGCCTTCAGTTACCACAATATTGAGCGAGACAGCTTCCGAAGCAAACAAACGGAAGCTTGAAATGTGGTCGAAAAATAATCCCGGCGTAAAAGAAGCGGCTGCCGAAAGGGGAACAGCAATCCACTACGGTATGGAATGCTACCTAAAAGGGGATAAAAACCCTGAAATCCCAGAGGAGTACACGGACTTCTGGCAGGGTATGCCGCCAATCCTCGATCAATTTCAAGAAGTGTTATGGGCAGAGACACCTCTTCTAGAAAAACATCAGTTTGCTTTGTCAGAAGATGGGATCGGTCGGGTATGGGCCAGGGATAAAGAAGGTCGTGCTTGGGTGGGATCGCCTGACATCATTGGTGTGGTAAATGGAAAGCTGACGCTTGCCGACCTTAAAACCAGTGTCAAACCTTACAGCCGTAAGTGGCCTAAAGATCTGGAGAAAGGTAGCCCAGAATGGCGTGATCTCCTGGGTGGTTACATGAAATTTAAAAAATGTTTACGTCAGCTTGCCGCATACGATATTGGAATTGAGCAGACCTTGGGCATGAAAGTCCAGCAGGCGGCAGTATTGGTATCAACGCCTACACGTACCCAGGTCTTTAAGATCTCCAGGAATTATCTCAATCTGATTCGGACAGATTGGTATAAGGTCGTTGCAGAATATTATGCTCAGCTGGAAGCAGGCCATGAGTATGATGCTGATTTGATCTGAGGTCAATGGATCAAGAAACTCAGGATGCTCTTGAGCGTTACAAAAAAGTTGCCTGGTCTATCGCATCTGAGACTGCAAATAAAACAAAGGGTGATCCGGTGCTCATCTACAAGAAGATGATGGAGCGCCTGCAGGTAGATTACCTGTCAAATCTGGAGTCTCAAATTAAGTCTTAGTAGTCTAAAAGCCTTTAGAAATTTCTAACGGTTCCCTTGGATTGGGCGCCGTAGGATGAGTAGACAACCAACAAGCCTCCCATGGAAATCCACCAGGTTTTCGTGGGTGAGTGGATGAATGGCCTTATGCGTCGCATGAATAATGCGGCGGATGGGGATTGTTTTGTCCTCCCCACCCAAATGCATCTCCATGCCTACAACCTATTAAAAAACGATTTTTTCCAGGGGCGAGACTTTAAAGTAACAGTAGAGGAATCCAAGAACGCATGACGAGCAAGCAACAAATGTCTTTAAAACCTGGAGAAATTCGCCTTGATTACATTCCGCTGGATTGGCCGCTCACGCCACTGTCTGCCAATAAAGACCCATATGTTGTTGGTTGGCAAGGTAAACCGTACAGCGTCCGAGATATCGAAGAAGAAATCCTCACTGGTCGCTGTAAAGCCATTGGCCTGCTCGGTGGTCCTGTCTATAACAATCCCTATGGTTTGGTTTGGGTTGACGTTGACGGCCCAACCGTCTACCAACTCATTGAAGAAATCTCCGGTACAACATTTGATAACGCACTTCCCAATACCCTGACCATTCGTAGCGGTAAAGAAGGGCGCGAACGCAAGCTCTACAAATTAGATAAAGAAAAACACAAACATTTTGTACGGAATAAATACACTTGGCATGCTGAAGGCAACAAAGAAAAGCTTGAGATCCTTTGGTCTAAACACCAGGGTGTGTTAATGGGTTTACATCCGGAAACGGATGGTTACTTTACAGCTGAAGGCCAAGGGTTTGAGTGGGTGCAAGAGCTGCCTGAGTTCCCTGAATGGCTGCTGTCCTGCATCATCAATAAAAATGTAAAGCAAGGGATTCCGGCCAAAGAAACAACCCGTGTTGTGGGCCAGGGATTTGCCATCAATTCAGTCATTGGGCTTGAGCGCGACATCAAACTGGCGCGTGAAGCGATGTGGGGTATGCCCCCAGAGGCAGCAGATGATTACGACATCTGGATTGTTGTTGGACAATCTCTTCATTCATTGGACGAATCACTGCTCGATGATTGGGATGAATGGTCTAAGCAATCTGAAAAATATAGGGATGGTGAATGTCACAGGCGTTGGCTTTCCTTTAGTAAAGGTGGTGGCCGCAGCATTGGTTCACTCATCCATACCGCAAAAGAAAACGGCTGGCAACCATCGGAAGATTACAAAGCAATGAACGTTGACGATGACACATTGGAGCACGTGTCTCAAATGCTGACTGAAATTGAAAACGACATCAAAACAACCTTTGTTTCATCCTTAGCAAAACCTTTGATTGCTCCAACGGAAGGTAAACGCACTAGGACGCGAACTAAAAAAGAAGGGGAGGAGAAAGAGCAAAAACCGCGCAACCCACCTTCCAGTGAAATTGCAGACCTTCTCCTTGGAAATTACGCAGGCAACTTACTGTACAGCCAACAGCATGGTCAATTTTTCATGTATCAAAAAGAAGCGCCCGGTCTTTGGTCGCCCATGACAAAAGTTGAAGTGCTTGGTGATATTCGCATGCGCTTGCAAAGCATGGGTGACTTTCTGCCAAAGGGATTCACCTCTAATTTGATGAACGATATCTTTATTCAACTTCAGGCAACACTTGTATTTAACGATTGGTATGACGGAAGTAATTACCTTCTGTTTACCAACGGTGTGTTGGAGGTTGATACCAGGACATTGCTTCCGTTTAGCCGTGATAAATACATCACGCAGCAAATGCCATATGACTATGACCAGGCTGCCACCTGTGAACCCATCATCAAATGGCTAAAGCATACCCAACATGGAAGCTGGGAACGTGCTCAAGTTCTGCGTGCATGGCTGCGTGCAACACTGCTTGGCTGCTATGACATTCAGAAGTTTATTGAAATTGTTGGCCCAGGTAAGTCGGGTAAATCGACCTACGCAAACCTGGCAGTAGCACTGGTTGGTAAACAGAACACCTATTCGACAGATTTTGAAAACCTGGAGAAAAACCGTTTTGAAGCTGCAAGCTACATGGGTAAAAAGCTTCTGCTGTTCCAGGACGCTGATCGTTGGGGCGGTTCTGTTTCCAAGCTGAAAGCTATTACGGGTAACGACTGGATTCGTAGTGAACGTAAATATCAATCCGAAGGACAAGATCCATTCCAGTATCACGGGATGGTAATGATCACGGCCAACGAAGCTATCCAATCAACTGACTACACCTCAGGTCTTGCCCGTCGCCGTCTCACTGTTCCGTTCGATCGTCCATTTGAAGGTGGTCAAGCAGAGCAAAAAGAACTGATTAAGTTTGATCCCAAGGGGCGGCCTCAGGGTGTGTTTGCGCCATTGCTTCCAGGGCTTGTGAACTGGTTGCTGGATATGTCCACAGAAGAGATGCGCTCTTACCTAATGGAAACTAGCAAACGTGTCAACTTTTTCCAGAAGTACGAAAAGATGCAAAGCCTGCGTTCCAACCCGCTGCTTGACTGGATGGAGCACAAACTTGTCTTTGATCCAGGGGCATCAACACCTGTTGGTTTCTGTAAATCAATCGCTGGTGGTTCTAATTTTTATGTGAACTGGAACCAGTGGTTGTATGCAAGTTATGCAGAATTCTGCCGTAGCTGCAATGTTGGTATCATGTCTCGCGGTCGATTTGAACCCCTTTTCCTTGACATCTGCAAACACCAATTAAAACTCAATGTGTTTGCCAAAAAGAACAGCAAGGGGATGCGGATCTTTAACGTTGTGGTTCGGGATTCAAACCCTAAATACGATCCGTATCCTTCAATTGTTGAAGTGTCAGCAGATAAAGAAAAATATTCGGAATTTTATGGAATGGTCTTAGATGAACCTACTAATGAGAAAATGGAAGCTGATGCGGAAATGTAGTGAGCAATGGTCGGCACCTGATCCTTGATCTGTACGATTGCGATCCAGGGATCCTTGATGATTATGAGGAGCTTCAACGTTTGCTTGAAGCTTCTCTTGTTATGGCTAAAGCCAACATCCTCAGGATTATTGGTGAAAAATTTAATCCTCAAGGTGTGACCCTGCTTGCACTACTAGCCGAATCCCACGCATCTATTCACACATGGCCCGAGATTGGCTATGCAGCAGTTGATCTGTATACATGTGGCGACAAAACAGAAACCCATAAGGCTGCAGAGTTTCTGAAAACAAAACTAAAGGCTGGAATTACCGAACAGAAAGAGTTAAAGCGTTCTGTTACTCCACAAGTTTCTGTATAGTACATCCAGAATTATCTGGAAGTTCTGTGTCCAAAAAGCCAAAACTCCTCTGGTCTGGAGATATTATTGCCAAGACCGGTTTTGCGCGTGTAACTGAAAATGTTCTTGCGCATCTAGGCGATAGCTACGAAGTAGTGGTACTTGGTAACAATTTTTGGGGCGACCCAGATCCTTTGCTGGACAAATATAAAATTTATCCTTCTTCCAATCGCTATCAAACAGCGCCATTCGGTGAGCAGCGCATTCGAGAAGTCGTAGAAAAAGAAAAGCCGGATCTGGTCTTCATCATGAATGACCTCTGGATCTTGAATGAACTGTACCGGCAGATCCAGGACATCCATAAGACTGGTGCCTTCAAGTTTGTGGGTTATTACCCCATGGACAGCTACGGCTGGACTGGATGCATTCTTGACACCATGAATGATTGGGACGCATCCGTTTGCTACACGCAGTTTGGTGCGCAAGAAGTTATTGCTGCTGGCTACCAGAAGCCCATCGCTGTGATCCCCCATGGCATTACACCAGGGCAGTTCTATCCCATGGATAAGGCTGAGGCACGTAAGCAGCTGAATCTGTCCGAAGACCTGTTCATTGTTTTTAACGGGAACCGAAATCAGTTCCGCAAACGGATTGACATTACTATCGAGGCTTTTGCCAAATTTGCAGTTGATAAACCCAATGCACAACTGTATCTGCATATGGGTTTGAAGGACCAGGGCTGGGATGTGATGCCGTTGTTTGCACGTGCCATGCAACGTGAGGGTCTTGATCCCAACGGTCGCATTATCCTTACTGCCCAGACGGAAGGGCCGCCGAATGTTGAGGTTGATTTCCTGAACGTCATCTATAACGCCGCTGATGTGGGCGTTAATACCTGCAAGGGAGAAGGCTGGGGCTTGGTCAACTTCGAGCATGCGGGTTGCCGTGTGGCCCAGGTGGTGCCTAACCATACGTCTTGCCGTGAAATTTTTGAAGGGTATGGCCGCCTCATCCACTGCAACCACGTTGATGTAGACACCAACTACGCACGTGAGATGCCATGTCCGTCATCGGATCACCTGGCCGAAATTCTTACGGATCTTTACAACAACAAAGAAAAGCTTGACGCTACAGCTGAGCTTTGTTACCAGCGTGCCACGGATCCTCGGTTTAGCTGGGAGACAGTAGCCAGTCAGTTTGATGGTGTGTTCCAGGAGGTGTTGAGTGGTGCCTTCCTGGAGGAGCACGACCTGACGCAGCAGGAAGTTAAGGAGAAACCTAAAAAACGGAAGAAGGTCAAAATCGGGGCCTAAGCTCTAACTGGGTAGAGGAGAGAGCCTCCGCTTCGGCGGGGGCTTTTTTATTGGCCTGAATCAGTGAGACGCAAGTTGAGACGTGAGACTACCAGGTGTCTCATTTGTGTCTCAGATGATGGGGTAAATGAGACTGAGACTGGGGAAAAAGGCCTGTTGTAAGGGGTGAGGTCGGACTTTACCGATTCAACAGGGTTTTTAACCCTACGTAGACGTGCATGACATTTTGGGGTCGTTTTGTAATTATGAGCTGGTGGCGGTGGGCAAAAGGGGTGGGTATAGTCGGAATCTTGGAATCTCGTCAATCTTGCGGTGAGAAAACACTGAGACTACAGAGATTGCGATCATACATAAACACCTGCTTGACGCAAATGACAAAATGACCCCAAAATGTAATTCGTGTCTATATAAAATTAAAATCCGTGTAAGATCGGTTTTTTCGTCCCAAAGTCCGACCTGGCCCCCAAATTCGGGGGTGTATCCCGTTCTTCAGTCCTTTCTCAATGCCACGTGCCTACAAGCCAATGCTCCCCCTCTGGTACGTCCGTGCCAGGCTGAAACTCACCCAGGAGTACCCCAGTGGTCTGATGTGGATCGACACCACGGGGCACCACAAGGCCGGTGAGATGGCCGGTAAATGGAACGGGCGTTACTACATGGTGCGCATGAGCGGCGATCAGTTCCACGCCCACCGCATCGTGTACTACCTACGCACCGGCAAAGATCCCGGCAGTGCAGATGTACTACATGGCAAAGACAATCCAGAGCGTGACAACCGCAAACCTTTAACCCTCTTCCAAAGAAAACCACCTAAATACTCTTCATCCAGCGCTCACCGCCGCGATTTCAAACCCACTATCCAAACAACTGATGGCTAATCCATTTCTTGTCGCCTCTCCCTTTACTTACTACGGAGAACTCAATGAAAAAACTGATGAAGAACTTGATGCACTTGGCTTTTATCGGGGCTACCCCTGTGCACACAACCATGTCATTCGCAACAAACAAGACCATTGGTGTTATGAATGTGTCCATAAAATCGTTTCAAATGTCTGTGGCTTTGACGTTAATTACTTACATGCTTCCTACAAACATAAATACGCTGCCCTTTGGGACTCGGTACAAATGCATTCCTTTGCTGAATGCTGGACATTTAAAAACAAAAAATCAAAGTCTTCCAAGCGAATATGCTTGCCTTCCTATCGATCTGGCTACAGTAAGCAATGCGCAGAAAATGTAACCGTACATAAAGCCATTTATCAATGCGCCTGGGGTGACGTAGGAAACCTTAGTGCTACCAGGACGTGCGGCAACAAAGAATGCTGCAACCCTCTTCACTTGACATCTGAATTCAATCGGCTTACACCACCAAAAACAATTGCACCATTTGATATGAAATTTAAAGCGGAAAAGCTTATGTTTTATGCAGAACAACAAGAACGTGGAACACTAAAAAATTTCCTACGTTCTCAATACAAACTTTCAATCACTAAAGCATCATTAGTCAAAGAACCAGAACAGTAAAATAAAGAAAAACAATATAGTAAAATGTCGCGTATTGGCAATGGTTCTACACAACGACAGCGCACCAGGCAAAACCCTTTGGCGCTTGGGTCATTTAGTGAGACTGCCGTTCGCTACTTGCAAGGCAAACTAGGTCCAGAAAATAAATTAGTTGGGCGGGCAGATACAAATCAAACATCAAATGGCGGTTTTGGCGGGGGTACATACAATCACTGGTTCAAAATTAAACTTGAGACTCCCGCCTGGATTATCGTTGCCAAAGGACCACCGCGTCCCAAGTACATCAATGTTTCTGCATACGATTTAAACTACGACCCTATCCAAGGGCGTGGAATTTTTGATGCGGATAGCGTCATCCTGAATGATGATGGCACTATCTATCACCCATATGTTGGCCACATAATGGGTGCTCAATCTGACTTGTACAATTTTTACAGCCCCAACAGATTAGACAAAGGGGATGATCGTTACTACCCCCTAGAGATTGGTGAATACTTGTTATGTATTTCAAGTACTCGCAACGAACCTCTTGATTATGCTGTTGCACTTGTTATTGAAGTTGCGGATCCAACACCTGTAATCCTGCTAGAAGATTTTTCTCGGCTACTATTTGAAGATGTCGTCAGAGAAGACTTTGTTTTATGTGATACAACAGAAAATTACACCGGGGCCGAGACTCATGAACATTCATTAACAGAGTGGCAAGCTGCATGGAATCGCGAACGTCAACCAGGTACTCCATTTCCAGAGGTTCTTGTTCCTTTAACAACAAAACCATGATTAAAATCTACAACTGGCTTCTGTGTAAACTGTTTAAACAATGCGAGCTTGAATTAAAACCAATAGAAGTGCACAAAACAAGTCTTGAAAAGTACTGTGAATTAAACCCCTGGGCACCAGAGTGCAGAATCTATGAAGTATAAGAGGAAAAAACAAACGTTTGTTTTTAATCTTCCTCAAGGCAAAATTCTTAAAATGAGATTGCTTCCCTGGATGTATAACCAGGGAAGTTGTACTTGGCTTGTGTCTTTAGCTGTTGCAAAATCAAAACGTCAAATCAACGACTGGTTGCAACGACGCAAAAATCAACGCACTAAAAAATTAGATTCAAATCTTACTGGAACATTTGGTCCGCTTGTCCAAGCTATTGCTGTACGTCAGCTAAGGAATTGGATGTTATGGCTGCCAGTGGGGGACTCACTGTGTCTACGGTGTGAATCTTCTAAGCCAGACAAACAATTTCAAGTATGGAAAAAATGGTTTCAACGTCATGAAAATAAAAATTGGATTGTCAACCAAGACCACAAATACTTTCTGTATTACAAATGATCTAAAATAAAAAAAAACGGGGTAAGCCCATGGACAAGATTAATCAGTACTTTGAAATTCTTCTTGCGCTGCATGCGCTGTGCTCGTTAATTGCCGCAACAACTAAAACCCCCAAGGACGATAACTTTGTCGGCAAACTTTATAAGTTAATTGAGATTGGTGGTCTAGTTATTGGCCGTGCCAAAATGCGTTAATTAGTTTTCAATTGCCGTAAACCACCATACGCAACCACCTTTGCTTTCAACCCATTCACGCGTAGCGTAGGCCTGATCTTTGGTCAACGTTACGCACTTTTTTTCATCATCTAATTCCCAGCACATATTAACTTTTATCTCTTTGTTTCTTTTTACTTTCACTTTAATAGTCCCAACGTACACGTGGTTTACCTGGTCGAATTCCTAAATGCACAAACCCTTTTGGTGCGCCATAGCCTAAAGAGTATGGCCAATTTTTATCGCACCAATCTTGTAAAACATATGTATTTACTCCTTCAATGTAAAAATCAATTGCTCCTTTATTGACTGCATCATATGTATGCTCACTGTTTTTAGCACCACCAACTTGTGCGTTAATTGGCTCTGGCCGTGATGCACTTGTAATAGTGATCGGTTTACCACCAAAATGCGCACGTGCTTTTTCAACAAAACGACATAATTCCAATGCCGTATCACATTGATACTGTTGAGTAAAACGCCGTGCTTCTTGATTTAACGTTAGTTCTCCATAGGTAATATTGGGTGTTACCTTGTAGCCAAATGGGCTTTTAGGATTAAACTTTTGTGCTTGTATTGGATCCGTAAGTTTGCTTGAGACGTTACCACTGGTCCCAAGTTTATTATCCATAATTTGAATTAATTTTGTGGCATAACCTGGATCGGTCGCGTAACCTTCTTTTACCAATAAATTGGCACATTCATTCCTGCTGGCAGCTCTGTTAACGCCTTGGTATTTACCAAAGTCTTTATACCAGCGATCAACAAGGTAACAAACGCAGGTGTAAAGGTCAGGAAAGTCAATAAACCCTGCTTTAATTGTTATCCATTTTCCGTTAATAAATTCCTGTGTATTAACCTGTGTTCCGTTTCCTTTAAGACCAAAGTAGTTATTTAAACCAGAGGTGTGTTGACCCCAGCCAGATTCTAGTGCCCATTGTGCCGCCACAACTTCAGGCCATTTAGCACCAGCGTCTTTACCAGCTGCTAAAACACCTTCCCATGTATTGGTATATTTATTAACAAGTTGAGGCTTCGTGCGATAACGCATCGCAAAAGACTCCAGGGTTTCAGTAGTTAACTGATCCTGGAGCCAATTCCAGGCTTCAATTTGATGCTGTTCTTCTGCAAAATACTTTGCAGCGTCAATTAATTTTATTGTCATTGCCCTAGATGCTTTAATACAAATCTAAAGCAACTAAATGTATTTACCAGGGGACGCCGTTGGCGGTGGTTGGGTTCAAAATATTTTGCACCTTGTCAACCAAACTGGCTTCAATTGCAGTAACTTGTTCTTCGCCAAGAATGCCTTTAATCCAGCCTAATACTTGTTCCTTGGTCAATTCAGAATAAGGAATGTAATCCTCTGGATCTGGATCGGAAAAACCAACACTACCATAGGCATATGCAGATTGACCATCCTCCTCGTACGTTGCAGTCCATCCGCCAGCATAAATGGCTCCTTCTGGACACGTATCGCCATCCGGAAGCTTGCGATCTAAACCAGAAACGTCCCAGGTAACTACAGAATTTGTCATTGCTTCTGTCTTTTTTACTATTATAGGTTTACCTATTTACCCAACATGGATTTAATTGCAGGAAAAACTTTTGTCATTTGCATACCGGGACGCCAGTTTTCTTCTGAGTTTATGTTGAATTTAATTGAACTTGTTGCATTTATTTCAAGACATGGTGGAAATTTTAAATTGTCCGTTCAGTATCTTCCTGTAATTAATGCATCGCGCTGTAAATGCCTTGCTGCTGATCTGGCCAACGGTAAAAAACAAAAACCTTTTAATGAGATTCAGTATGACTACATCCTTTGGATTGACTCTGACGTAATTTTTAACAATGACGCATTTTTAAAATTACTTCAGATGGATAAAACTATTGCTTCAGGCTGGTACGCGCAACCTTCTCAGGCATTAGATGGGACAATGTTTACACCTGTTGTGGAACATGCAGATCCAGAATATTTCAAAAAGAACATTACGTATAAATTTATGACTGTTAAAGATATGTCAAAAAAGAAAAAACCATTTACTGTCGATCATATTGGTTTTGGATGGGTACTCATAAAACAAGGTGTATTTGAAACCCTGGAATATCCCTGGTTTGCGCCACGTATGCAAACAGCGGGTGAGTTCCAGGATCTTTGCTCAGAAGATGTGGCCTTTTGCTTGGACGCACAAAAAGCCGGTTATGAAATATGGCTAGATCCAGCGTGTCGTGTAGGGCACGAAAAACAACTGGTTATTTAAAATCAAGTAAGTTTTATCAAGACAATCTATATGTAACAAAAGTATTAGCTGCGGTACGTCTAGTTGCAAAACGGCCAGATGTACCTGTAGCCACAGAGCCAGAGCCAACAATAGTATGTGCAGTATTTGCAAGTACACGAACTAGGCTGGGACCTGTATTAATAACACTCCATTCAAATGTCATGTTGTTATAGATATTATTAACACCAGTATTAAAACCAGCTTCCGTGTTGGTTCCTGTTGGCAGCGTCATGTCCGTAGCCGCTGCAGAAGTACTTGTAATAATCCCTGCTTTTAAGTTGGCAGCGGTAAGAGTTGCTGTTGCATTAACAGCTGCCGGAGCCACCTGATTGTATGCAATAATTCCATCGCTGGTTATGCGAAGCTGTTCCGTCGGGTTGCTCGCACCTGAACTTGTCGTGCTCAGGACAATTCGGCCCGGCATTGAGTCGGTGCCGGGGGTGTTGTCTACAAAAGATTCTATTGAAGCAGTGGCATTATTTAAGTCAGTACCGTCGTGCCCGGCAAAGATAATAAAACCAGTTCTGTCGCCGCTTGCAACCACGCTCGCGGATGCTCTTGCCCTGCCCAAGAACAAACCAGCAGAGTTTCCTGCACCTGTACTGTCTTGGCGATACAGGGATAGGCTTGACTGTGCATAGGTTGTGCCAGATAGCTGCAGGTTACTCTCAACCCCATAGATATTATTGCTTCCAGTCGTCCCCATCAGCAACCTGCCGGAGCTGTCGATGCGGGCGCGTTCAGTTGCAGCATTTAATGTCGTACCTGTTGTACCAGTAGATGCGATGGAGAATACGATTGGGCCACCTGCACCTGTGCCTGTTCCCCTACCACCTTGAACGGTAAGAGTAGCACCTGTGATGTTGGTGCCAGAACCACCAGTTGCCGCGATTAATGCATTTGCTGGAGAAGCATTTGTTTCACCATTACCAAAGAAGATTGTTCCTGCATTATTAATCCTCATCCGCTCCGTCGGCGGGCTGCTCGCTCCATCGGCGGTGGTGCTGAAGACCAAACGTCCCGGCATGTCGTTAGCGCCGGGGGTGCCGTCTACTTGGCACTCAATAGTTCCCGCTGTAATTGGTGCCGAACCATCAAAGCCAGACCAACGAATCTTGCCAAGACTGTTTCCACTTAAAACAATACTACCTCCATGAGTCTTGAGAAACTCAAGGTTGGGAATCCTTCCCCCAGAGGCTGAATTATGGTGAAGCAGTAGGTGGGTATTCTCTGAAGACAAGGCCGAATAGATTTCAACGGACCCAGCGCCAATGGCTCCAGTAGATGCACTACTCGTCCCCACCAGCAGCCTGCCGGAACTGTCGATGCGGGCTACTTCGCTGGCGCCGATGTTGGTGATAAAGGGCGCTGTACTAGCATTAGCCGATATTGTCGTGCTACCCAGGTAGTCAACTTTGAACCTTTCGGTTAGCGCTCCAACCCCGTTATCGAGCTTGATTGTAAAGTTGCTTGCTGAGCCTGCCGTATTGATCGACGTGGCATCAAAAACCACATGATTGCGTGCCGCTCCACCGCCAGAAGAGTCGGCATTGAAAAAGCTAATTCTGCCCCACGGATCTGTAGTAGACCAGTCGCTACCTACTGACGTTGTTCCAATCCTCAGCTCAGTCGGCGTTGGAGAGGCGCTGCCGGTTGCAGAAGAAAGATGAAGCAGGGTGCTGGGGCTCGCGGTGCCAATACCCACATTGCCTGCATGGGTAATCCGCACAACTTCAGCCAACGTGTCATTGGAAGACGCGCTGGAATGCGTAAAAAAAGCAAGACCTAATCGATCGTCATCTACATCTGTTTGTACTGATGCGATAGCAGCACCAGGGCGATCACCATTGATCTTGCTAAGAGCGATTGCTGTTGAATAAGCGCCATTTGCTGGAGTACCACCAGATTGTTGGATGTAAAGGCCAGCAGTCGACGCACCTAAGTTAGCGTCAAACTGAGCTGTTGATAAAACTTGAAGTAATGCTCGCGGACTTGTGGTGCCCAGACCTAAACGGCCTGAGGAATCAATCCTCATCCGCTCATCAATTCCGCCACTCGTATTGTTGGTGAGAAAACGAAGATCGCTGGCGCCACCATTGCTATTGGCATAAATATCAATTGAGGCCCTTACCGATGCACCTGCCGGAGTCGAGGCATCACCAGAGTAAAACTCCAGTGCAGCGGTTGATTGATTTGCTACACCGTTGTAATTATTGCTAATGCGTAGTGTCGTAACTTCCGAGACGATATTACTTGCGACTTCTAGCCTTGTTGCAGGGCTACTGGTCCCCAGACCTAAACGGCCACTTGCATCAACAAACAATCGTCCATTGCCACTTGTTGTGATTGCTAGTTGATTTGCACCAGGGCTATATAAACCTGTATCCGAATCTCCACTTACAGATAACGAAGGAGTTGCTGCAAGACCCGACGCAATAACTGTTGTACCAGTAACTGTAATGTTTGGGAAAACAAATGTACCGGTAGTTGCAATAGAAGCGGGAATTACAGTGCCGTCACTGGGCGTACCAACAGCTTGTACATCGCCTAGAACGGTAGCAAAAAATGTAGTGCCAGAGACAGGCGGCGTTGTAAAGGTAAGGCCAGATCCCGACACTAAATAGTCAACCCCTGGTTGCTGGATAACACCACCAAGGGAAAGTAATACGTTTTGGGCAAGGCCAGGGATAACACCTTGGCCACCAGCAGTCATGGTAAAGCCGGATGCTGTGCCGTTAAATCCCCCGGAAATTTGATCCAGGAGAATGTAACGACCAACAACCGGCTGCTGCCCAACGTAAGCCATTTGATATAGGAACACAAATACTTATGTTCCTATTTTAATGTCACTCGACTTCAGAAGTTGTTTCTACTGTTGACTCTTCTTCCAGCTCGCGCAGTGCATTAATTGCACCTTGAAGGCTAATTGCCTGCTCACGGCAAGAATTGATGACTTGAACAGCTTGATTGTGTTGTTCCACAACCTTTTCAAGTTCAGCAGTCAGCGATTCAATTTTTTCTGCGGGTGTTGCCATGTTTCAAAACAATCTGGATAAATTATATCTTATTCACCCCAGATGGCGTTAGCAATTGCCACCACCTTGGGATCTTCGGTAGTTAGATTTGCACCAGGTTCCAGTACATGGCGGTGGTAAGTCTGGGACAGAACATTGCCGTCTTCCAGGACGCGAATGGCGGTGCGGACTTGGATATGCCCGGTCTCCAGCACTTCGATCTTGTCAACGACGGATTCTTTGGTGAGTTCAGCCATTAGGGTCATCCTCCAGATGAGACAGGTTTAGGCCGTAGTTTTGAGCCGTTGCGGGCTTTGGCGTTACACAAAGTAACTGCCAGACACCATTAGTTCACCTGCCGCATCTAAAGGAATCACTACACTTGCTCCTCCGCCCGTTGGTACCTGATGCAATCTTATATTGCTTGAATTGACCAGGCAGTATGCTTGCAGTATATTACCTGCCGTTAGCGCAATGTTGCTTGCCCATGCAGACAAGACAGCAAAGCTGTTTGCGACCGAAGAGGTAGTAAAGGGGAGCCCACTAAGGTCCATGTTACCCGTACCAGTATGGGCAGTCCATGTGATATAAATATTAAAGATCACGCGATTGCCAATCTTGGTGTATCTGCCTACTTGACTGCCATAGGTTCCCGTACCAGCAGTGCTTGTTCCTATAACTGTCGGCGTAAACGCCCCCTCCTCATAATCATCCAGTGCATTAGCCGCTGCGGTGTCGCCACCGAACTGGATGCCGCCCGTGCCAGAGGCGAGGCGGATGTAGCGGTCGCTGGTTATGCGAAGCTGCTCCGTCGGGCCATTTCCGCCATCGGCGGTGGTAGAAAATATCAAGCGCGCCGGCATTTCTGCAGTTGTTGGCGTACTTTCGCAAACTGCTTGTATTACTGCGCCGCCCCGCATTATTGGCGTCGTCGATGCATCTACACCATAAAAATCAATCTGCCCGAGAACGTCATCGGTCTGTACTGTGCCGCCAGTGTAATCAAAGCCTCCTGCGGTTGTTGCTCTGTTTCTGAATAAGGCCAGGCGGCAGTTGTTAGAAGCACTGTTGGCATAAATTCCAAGAGTGGAGGAAGATAGTGACGAGTTAGTAGAATTTAACTGAAACGCAGGCGTTAATCCAGTCGAGCTGACGCTTTGCGCGGAAGAGGCCCCCACCAACAGCCTGCCGGAGCTGTCGATGCGGGCTACTTCGCTGGCGCCGATGTTGGCGATAAATGGTGCGGTTGCCGCAGCAGAAGTTAGAGTTGTAGTACCACTATTATTAACCGTGAATGGTGTGGTTGCTGTAGATACATTATTTACCTGAAATACAGATGTTGTAATTTTAATCTCATAATCGGATTGAGTACCGCCAGCGGTATCCTCTAATCGAATAACAGGGTCATCTGCGGCAATGTGCAGCAAGGTTGCTGGACTCGTGGTACCGATACCGACGCGGCCATCGGAGGTAATGCGAAGCCGCTCCGTCGGGCTGCTCGCTCCATCTGCGGTGGTACTGAAAACAATCCGGCCCGGCATATCAGTGGTATCGCCACTGGTATCTGGCTGCCCATCAACAGCTACATAGATGCCTGCAGCCTTTACAAAAGCTGCAGCAGTGCCTGAGTATCCGGTGAACTCAAGAGCACCCAAGAAATCATCTTGAGAAACAACAGTCGGAGAAGCCGTAGTTCCCCTGGATCTAGAAAACGCTAAATACGGACTTGTGCTAGCGGAAGCGTTTGCTGTAAAAAACTCACCAATGCGGCCATTATTGTCTCTTACTTGGAGAAGATGATTGTAGTTAGAAGTAGAAGTCGTCCCCACTAGCAACCTGCCGGAGCTGTCGATGCGGGCGCGTTCGGAGCCAATGTTTGCGGTTTCAAACTTAATATAGCCGCCCCCTCGATATGCTGAAATTACTATTCCATTGCTCGCGCCAGAATCTCCGGTGGTCCCAATAACTCCTCCACCATTGCCATCCACGGATAACAGGTTTATTGCACGTTCATTACTAGTAGCAGTACCGGAAACGTAAAGCCCTGCACTACCCAATCCAGAGTTAGCTGTTGCAGCTATTAGTGCATTTCCATTGACATGCAAACTGTAGCCAGGTGCGGTAGTGCCAATCCCTACGTTTCCTGAGGAATTGATCGTAAGTCGTGGACTAGTAACTTCAACTCCGGTGTTATTTTGTGTATAGAACTCAAGCGCAGATGGGGCATTCCACTGCGTTATAGTTGACCATGTACCGTCTTGTCGGGCGCGAATACTTGCGGCAACGGTAAAGTTAGAAGTCTTGAATCCCTCCCATTCAATGCGACCAATTTCTTCTGTTCCAGCCGTTGCTTCCAGGTTGTTACTGGACTCGATGCGAAGCTTTGGTGTATCTCCGCGATAATGCAAACCAACGTCTGGACTGGTCGTCCCCAGGCCTACACGGTTGTTTGTATCATCAAGATACAAAGTTCCACTATCATAATCAAATGGCTGCGATAACTTCTCTCCCGTTACCGCACCATTATTAATATTTTCAGTGCCGATATTAAAATCGGTCAGAACATTACCGATGTATGGCATGGTTAGATCGTATTATCTTGCGGGTTCAACATGTAGGAGACCGTAAGGTCTACCGAATTAGCAGTACCTGCATAAGCACGGATAACATCTTGGGATTCAACAATAATTTTATTTCCGGTCATAAACTCTAGAGAAGACTGGTTGGGGACCGTGCCAGAAGTAATAAGAGATCCCGTAATTGTTCCGCCGGATTTAATAATTTGTACAGTAACGTTTTGAGAATTAGCGGTTGTGTTGGAAGCAAGAATACCAAGAATTACGCCATAGGTTCCAGAGGGAACGCCACTAGAATTGCTTACGCCAGTAATAATGGGAGTCGGAGATGCTGATCCGCTGGCAATACTGCGTCTAACTACAGAAACAAACCGGGCCATTTATTTGCGAATCAGGTGCACATTTTCTTTAATTATAACGTCTTTAACCAAGGGCAATAGCAAACACAATAGCAGTGTTATCTGCATATGGTTGTGTAGCAACCGTTTGACCACTAAACGTTAAACCAGATGCAAAAATTCCGCTTACACCGCTAATTACACCACCGCTTAAATTCTGAAAAACGCCTGATGTACCTTGAATTACATTGCCTGTAACCGTGGCACCTGAAACAGAAGTCGTAAATACACCTGCAATTCCAGTTAAATTTGTAAATTGCCCAGTGTCTCCTGTAACTAAAAGACCTGAGACACGCGTAGTAAACGTGCCCGAAACACCTGTAACATTGCCAAATAAACCAGTGGCACCAGTAACAGTCGCACCTGAAACACTGGTAGTGAAGGTACCGGAAATTCCAGTGATTGTGCTGAATTGACCAGTATTACCTGTAACGGTTGCACCAGACACGCGGTTGGTAAATGTACCGGAAATCCCCGTTAACGTGGTGAATAAACCGGTGGCTCCGGTAATTGTGGTGCCAGAAAGATTTGTGTAAACGCCGGAAACACCTGTAATATTAGAAAACTGACCAGTGTTCCCAGTGATCAGGGCACCCGAGAAAAATTGTGTAAAGACGCCGGAAACACCGCTGACATTACCAAAAGCACCGGTATTACCAGTAACAGTTGCGCCGGAAACACGTGTGGTAAACGTTCCGGAAACTCCTGTGACAACTGTAAAGCGACCTGCGTCACCAGTAATAACAGCACCACTAAGCTGACTGGTAAATGTACCGGAAACACCGGTGATGTTTGCAACACGAACAGTGTCACCTGTAATGGTTGCACCAGAAAGTGTTCCACTGACATTGACACCAGAACTAAACTGAGCTAATCCAGAAACAAACAGTCCGCTGACGACGGTTAAATTACCGCTAACAACCAGAGTTGGCGTTGAAAGGGAATTAAAAATACCACTGGTTGCTTGAACGGTATTACCTGTAATTGTCTGGCCGCTTAAATTTAAAAATACCCCAGAAGTTCCTGAGATTGTATTGCCGGTAATTGTTGCGCCACTTAAACGTGTGGAAAAATTACCGCTGATCGCATTAATCGTGTCCCCTGTAACAGACGTAGCCGTTACATTGCCAGCATTAACGTTTGTGCCTTGAATATTAGTACCTGTAATTGTGGTACCACTAATGGTTCCACTAACAGTTGCGTTATTTTGAACGATTAATCCACTAACCGTGGCGCTGTTGCTAACGGTTAAACCAGATGTTGATGTCGAACCTGAAACCGTTAGGCCACTCTCAATAATAACGGAACCACTAATGGTTCCCCCTGTGCGGGGAAGGTAGTAAACATTTAAATACGCCTTAGTTCCAGATATTGTTAGTTTCTTATTTTTAATCGCCGGGTCTGGCTCGGCAACATGGACAACCGTAAACAGGTCATTATCCGCAAGATCAAGTCCTGCGAGTTCCTGTAATTCGCTAATTCTACGGTTGGCCACTAACTATTGCATGAATACCCTTCACACAATTATAGTTCGGGTACTCCAAACCCTACTTTACTTTAATTTCAATTCGAGGCAGAACATTGCTAACAACATTCCAGCCATATTGGAGGCCCGTAACAATGCCACAAGAAATGACAAAAACCAAAATTAATTCGGCCACTGTCAAATTTCGCCGCACATAAATAACCTTTGGCTGCTCGCTCGGTGCCTGAATAGCCATTGCTCGCTGCTGTGCCATGGCTTGTTGAATCGCAATCTCCTTGGCACGCGCCTTCATAAGCTCCAGCTGTTCTGGAGTGATTTGACCCGGAAGTGGACCCTGCGGTTGCGGTTGAGGTTCAATTGGATTACCAGGGATTTGACTGGAAGGTACTTGTTCTTCCATAATGGACGCAAAAGTTCTGCAAAAACATTAGCATCTAAATAAACGAATTGCTTTATGGCTTACGGAACAAGAAAAGGTCTTGAAGACATTGCGTACGAACTAAAAGGAATCAGAAATATTCTGGGTTCTATTTGGAGCGCACGTTACCAAAACAACGAAACAGACCAGCTGCATCCCGATCTGTACGCAGATGAGTACATTTCAACAGAAGAGTGCGCTCGTAGGCTTGGGGTATCGGACCAGACTTTGCGTAATTGGATTCTGACCGGCAAGAAAAATCCTAAAAAAGGTTGGATCCAAAACGTACATTACGTCAACATCTCTCCGGACGTTACCAAGAAAGACGTAATTCGCATCCCCTGGAACAGGCTGATCGCTTCCTTTGTGCGAAACAACGAGGTAAGCCTGATGTCTTTCCGCAGTCCAAACACCTATAAAAGCACTAGGCAAGAAGACAAGGGTCGTGAAATTCCAAACCCCTCAGTTCCAGACGTTGATGAGGACGAATGACAAATCGTTTTCAAAACCTGGACATAAATAGTGTTTCCGTAGAAAACTATTTAGACATTCTTCCCGAGAGCCTGCGTGCTCAGGTTGAAATGTTTCTGCCACCAGAAGGATCGTTTGATGATGGTTGCCTACGCAGGTATCTTTTCAACCTTAAAAATTACGAAGAGGAAGACCCAAATTCCAGCACAACCCTGGCCAATCGCTTGCGACTTGCATTTCTTGATATGCAACCAAGTACGATCTGCGGAAAATTCCCCCTGGCAGATCTTGCCTTAAAACGTAGGCTTAGGTGTGTAGCTGAGTACTTAATACGTGCCGGAGAATTTGATAAACTACGGGACGAAAACAACAAGCTAATAAAAAAACGAGGAAATCTTGGCAAACTTGTGGTTATTTACAAGCCACTGCCCAAGATGAAACAAGTGTTATTTCGACAGGGACTTTTAAAAGATGAACAGACGTGAAAAATTAATCGCCTCTGCGCTCCAGGGGGATTTAAACGAGACTAACACCAAGATGCTAGATGCAACCATTAAGCTAATTCTTGGAGATCTAGGCGAACAATACTGTAAGTTCTGGGACGCAGAAGGCCCTGGAATTATGGTGTTCCAGCCTGAAAGCAAAGAGCGATCCATGTTTTTCATGACGCTAAAAGAATTACACTCAGCACAAGAAAGTTGTGAAAAAGATAATGATGGTGATCTGGCGGAAACTTTCCGTCGCATTCTCCAGGCTGCACAAAAGATTGATCCAACAGAAAAGGCTGGATATCTGGTTAACGATGTTAACGGGATGCGCTATCTTGAAATTGATTACAACAAAGTAACTGACGACTGATGCCTGCGTTTCGTGGCAATGAACGAATGGAGTCCTATGAATGGATCTCCAATAAAGATCTTATTAATTCTGCCCATATGTTAATGGGTGGAATTGATCTGGATCCTGCAAGTTCTGATATTGCAAACGAATACGTCAACGCAGACACATACTACACACCTGCCGAAGACGGACTTAACGAAAAAGAATGGTTTGGCAAGGTCTATCTCTTTCCGCCGAACCATTCATATTTCTGGCACCACAAAGCACAACGCTGGAAAAAAACAAGGGGATTGTCACCGACATTAATCTCCGGTTATTCCCTGTGGTGGCGTACGTTAAAACGCAAATGGCTCTCTGGAGAAGTTGAGCAGGCTGTATATTTTTGCAACTGCCCTGACATGGTTCGGTACTGTCAGGATATTTTTGATTTTCCAATCTGCTTTTTAAAAAGCACCCCAACTCTTTATAGGCATTTCTTTGACAGTGGTACCAGGGACTATCGCAACACCTGCACCTCTTTTGTGGTATATCTTCAACCTTCTGACGGGGACGACGATTACACCCAAAATTTTATTGACATTTACTCTGAAAAAGGTCGCATCATTGTCTAAGAAGCCTATACTGATCTTCGATCCACAAGATTCATGAGCGTTCTTGCCGACTGGGAAATCCAAAAACTTGCTGAAGAAGAGGAGATGATTTCTCCTTTTGTTGATCACCTGGTAAGCAAAGAAGATGGCCGCAAGCTTCTTAGCTATGGCCTTAGCTCTTATGGGTATGACATTCGGTTGTCGCCAAAACAATGCATGATTTTTGGCAAGGTTCAGTCCGGTGATTGCGATCCAAAAAATTTTGATACTGGCATCCTCAAGCCCTCCGAATTATTGGAGGACGAACGCGGTCAATACTTCTTGCTCCCTCCGTATGGTTATTGCCTTGGCGTGGCAATGGAACATATTAAGCTTCCGCGTGATGTCACAGTTGTTGCCGTTGGAAAATCAACGTACGCACGTTCTGGCATCCTGGTAAATATCACTCCTGCCGAAGCGATGTGGCAGGGGTATCTAACCCTTGAGATCAGTAACTGCACGGGGCTATTCAACCGTGTCTACGCAAATGAAGGAATTACGCAACTTCTTTTCTATCGCGGTAATCCCTGTAAGGTCAGCTACCAAGATCGAAAGGGTAAGTACCAAGACCAACCCTACGAGGTTGTCTACAGCCAGGTTTAACCAAACCCGTAGAAAGTACCACCCATGCGGCCAGGCTTTCTAGCGTAGTTGGTACCACCAGCTTGTCCAATACGATCCCCAAGATTTGGAATCTGTACACCCTTAACGGTTGCTTCCGATCTTGGGGTTTTTCCATTAATTGTTGTGTCTCTCAACAGTTGGGATTGCTTAAATTTTCCAGCGCTTTTAGATGCGCGTAAAAATTTTGCAACTCTGTTCTGATCTGAGTTGATATCTTCTACTGAACTTCGCGCCTGTGAATCAACACGCCGAAGGTCCGTATCGTATGCCTGCTCTGGCCTTAGATCAGAAACCTCAGCTCCTGATGTACCAGAGTCCTGGCGCGGATCGTAGTTTGGATCAAAGAATCTTGCCATGATAATATTATAAAAAAGATAAATCAAACCAAGGAATAAATATGCATAACGCCGCAGGTTTCTTGGACTCCTTCGTGCAAGACGAAATTATGTGTCGTTGTCTTGACGAAGATGATTTTGGTCAGCCGTTAGATAACACCGAGAACGACGTTCCGTTGTACGATATGTACAATCGCGGTTTGACGTTATGCGAACAAGGGCTGGAAAGGAACCCCTTGAATCTCGAGGGAGCACGGCCTGGAATGACGGGTTACATCCCGTCGATGGAGGAAGCGGTATCTCAGTTCCCGGCGTCCTCTCCAAAACCGAAAGCACTGGTTCTGGATCTGGGCAGCCCCAACGAGGAGATGCTGGAAGCGTCTCTGAAGCGCCGTGGTTTGCGCCGGTAGACGAACCAGAAGTAATGGATTGCCCAGGGGGTGTATGCCCTGTACCCTGGGCTACGATCCCAGAACGCCCCGTGCTCCAAGAAGATAAGGTTAACCACCCGTCCCATTACAAGGACCAGGGGTCAATCGAATGTATTGAAGCAATTGAATCGCAACTAACTCCTGAAGAGTACCAAGGTTATCTACGTGGTAACTGTGTCAAATATCTTTGGCGCTGGAAAAACAAAGGCGGTGTAGAAGACTTGAAAAAAACACGTTGGTACCTAGACCGCCTTATCGAAACAGAAGAAGGCTAAAACGGCTGCAGATCATCTTCATCATCGTCCTCGTCGTCGTATACACATGCGGCGGCGAGTTCTGCTAATTCAAGATCCGTTGGAAAATCCCAATCAATTTCAATATTTTCACCAGCCATAATATCCTTGATGGCATACCACTCCATTAGGCGCTGGTGGTAAAGGTTTAAAAGAGCGGAATACAGTTGCTCCCATGTCATTTCCTGAGCTTGTAATTCCGCCTTACGCATGGCAAATTGCATCTCAAGCGGAAGTTCAAAGTCCCTGGGCTCAACCGACCGTTCCATTCCGCTCTGCATGCTCAAGATGTAACTATTCTAATTCTATCTGTCAAAGACAGAATTGAAATCATCCATGGGGTAATCGTCCCAAGGATTGTCATCAATCCTAAATTCGTTTGCAAACGCCGACAGCAAATAAGGATTTAAGTTGCGTTCCAGGTTGCGGATGGCGCTTACTTCATGTGGAGCAGCTGTGTAGTTCCTAAATGCTGCCAGGAGAATCTCGGTCGTGATGATAGGTGAGTTATCCAGACCTTCAAGGAATAGTGCAATTTCTTCTCGTCGCCGCTCCAGGAGGCTGCCGATTATCTGGTGGTCAGAATCAAAAACCCATCGCCCGATCTCTTCTGTCACTGCATAAAAATTATCGTTTTCCAGATTGTCGACAATGCTGCTGTAAAAAAATGGTTCCCACCCAACAGAATGAATAAATGAAATTAAGGCTTGGCGCATCGCATCATCTAGGCCAAGATTTAATTTTTGTAGCTGGGTATCAATTATGCTAACTTCGTGAAATAAATATTCCAGTGCTTTTTCTTTGCTGCAAAGCTGCCCGCGTTTGACCGGAGAACCATCTGGGTAAAATTGTGTGCCATACCCAATGGTGTAAGGCTCTGCCCCTGTAACGGGATCGGCATAAGCCTTTTCATTAAATCCCTCGTGTTTGCGAATTAAATTTATCGCATGCGAGAAATCTGCCATGGGGATAACACTAGTTATCCCCAATATACACAAATTTTACTTACCTTGTCCGCGAGAAAGTTTACGTCCGTGACTTGGTTTTGAATTACGTCCCTGTCCCTGTCGAGTGAGCTTGGGCTTGGATTCCAGGCGAACAGTTGTGGATTTGGGTTTTGCCATGGGATTGACTTGCAGGCATCACCACTTTACATCCTTTTTGGATGAAATACTTGCCCGCTGGAATTCCAGCGCCCTTCTTGAAATAAAAATTCTTGAGGGCATCCTGTTTCAATGCGGTTCTTTATGGATTCAGGATCTCTACCAGATTTTTTACAAGCGTCATTTAAGCACATTTTTTGGCCCTCATAAACAACAAAAATGTTATTTCTCCTGTTTCTATTCTGTTCTTTTACAGTGGCCCACCTAACATTTCCTTTTTCATAATTTCCGTTAACGTTTATTCTGTCAAGACTGCAACCCTCGGGCCTTGGTCCAAGAGCTTGCCAGAATTCATCAAAAGATTCAAACAAAAACAAAACATGTCCATACGCGTTTTTATGGTTTTCATTAACTCTTTTCTTGGCTCGCCAGTAACTTTTCCATGCGCCATTTTTTAATGGATCATGCTTTGCGCAAGGACTTAAAATATTCAACTTTCGTCCAGTATATGCACAAGATCTGCAAATCCATTCTCCTTTTTTACGGTTATATTGATCGATCCTTATGCTTGAACTTGCACTACATCTTTTGCAATTTACATCAACGTAACGCCAGGGACCTGCAGGCATTGGTTTAAAATCTCTCCAAGCATTATACCACTTAGGATCATCCACTTTACACGGTGACTCCAGTATCTGGCAGAAAGTTTTGAAGGATTGGCATCTTGTGCGTTGTGACGCGCATAATAAGATTTGCGACGCGCCTTCTCTTTGGCGGACTGTGGGTTTTTCCCTGCGCCTTCAACTCCTTGCTGCCCAAACCTAACAATTTTTTCTTTACCTTCTGCGCAAGCTTTCACAATATGGCTTTTAGTTGGGTGCCCAGGAGTTCGCTGGGGTTTATTGCACGCCATCTTATCTTTCTGATAACGTTTTGCAGCCTTAGCTGCATTTTTCTTTTTGTCTGCCATCAGAAAGAACCAAAGAAAGAATTTGAGAACGGATCAGATAAATCAGAGCCAGTGCTTTTACCTGCTGTAGGTGAAAGCTTTAAACGAGATTTAAATTCCGCCAAAATATCACCACCTCTTTTAATTTTAACTGGAGAACTCGGTTCTTCTTCCTCTTCTGTATCTTCATCTGGAAAGAAAGAAAAGTATTTACTCTTAGGTTCAGCTGTTTTACGAGCCGTGGTAGTTGTAGTTTTTTGCGCTGGAGTTTCTTCTTCTTCTTCTTCGCCAAAAGACATCATGCCTTCTAATTTGCCTAAATCGGAGAAGGGATCTCCAGTTGGCTTAAAGCTATATGTGTCTTTTAATGATTTACCACCAAACGCTGTTTGGAATAACCGTCGATCTTCTTCTGTTACATCTGGCATAAATTCACCGTAAAAATCTTCCTCTGTACCCTGGTAACCAGCTGACTTAAATCTGTTAAACAAAGCATCTTCACTCTTTGCTTCGGCTTCTTCACGTTTATCAGAAGCACGTTGAATGTATTCAACACCCAACAATTCTTGCGTAGGAGTTTCACCGGCCTGGTTTAACTGTTTAATTTGTTCTCGAATATCTAAAGCAGTACCACTTTTGATACTGTCGGAAATCATTTTCTTTAATTCGGTAAGATCTTCGGTATTTGGATCCATACCGTAAATCTTTAATACTTTTTCAACCTGTTCTCGATTTTTTACTGGATCTAATTTACTTACAAATTCTTCTGCAAAATCATCAGGGTTTACAAACTGACCAAACACTGTGCCAATCTGCGCGTATTTATTGGCAAGATAAGGGGTTAAAACTTGTTTTAAATAAATTTCAGCAATCTTTGGGCTAAATACATCTGGGGCGGAATCATATTGCTTGCCTTGTCCAACAACTTCAAAATGTAATTTGGCAAAATCTTCTTTCTTGTTTACATCAAGACCATACATATAAGCCTTGGCTTGCCAGTTAATATCGTTACCTTTTTCATTTTTTGTTATTAATCCTTTTTTAGCTGCGTCCCAGGCTGTTTCTACATCTTGTTTTTGTTTGACGTACTGATCAGGCAATGCATTGCCCCATTCTTTTTGAAACTGATCACCAAGAAGAACAGGTACGTCTCCAGTGCCGCCAATTCCTTTTTCAATGTAATAACCAGCTGGATTAAAATAATAATCAGCGTTAAATTTAGAAGGTTGCAGGCTATCTAGTGCCTTCATCCAAGATACGGATGCTGATTCAGCAGCACGTTTTAATGTATTCAAGCGATCTTCAGTTTGAAAAATATTCTGCTTATCTCGATCAACGTTAATGTAATCCCTAAATTCACTGATTGATTTAGATGCGTTAAAACGAGGAAGCAGGTAATCATTAAAAAAGTCTTGCGCAAATTTTACGTCATCATCAATACGCTTGCCAGGCTCCAAATAATCTTTTGGTCTCTTGTTATATATTTCTTGTGCCTTTTTCTTTTGCTCAGGAGTTGCAGATGTATTTTGTAGTGTTTGATATGCGTCATCATATTCAGACCACTTAGAAAGTGTTTCGGAATCAACCCAGCCCATCTCACGGCGTTGAGCTTCATAATCTAACCAAGATTTTTGTGTCTGTTTTCGTTTTTCAACAGGTACATAATCCTTGGGTAGGCTACCAGGCGAAACTAAATTTTGCGCGGATGTATCACCAGGATTTGTTTTTAATCGCTCGTATGCATCATCATATTTTTTCCAGGATGCAATTTGCTCTGGAGTAGCAAAACCATTTTGAATAGTTCGCTGATAACCAGGCACATAATCATCGGGAACATCCAGTCCACCTGCATATTTTTTTTCTATTTGATCGTAAAACCAACGTTCCCAGTTATACAAAATTCCGTTGTTACTACCAAAGACTTTTCCGGTATCTAAAGATAGTCCAAGGCTTTTGGTTAAGTCTTCAGGTTTTTTTCCGCCCATTGCAAGAAGGCCGCCAATGCCAGACTCCTGCATGACAGAATTTGCAATATTTTCTCGTAGTCCAAGAATTTCCTGGCCAAAAGATGTGCCACTCAACAAATCAAATTTTTGTTCAAGCTGTTTTGCTTTAATTAATTCACGCCTGGAATCTTCCAGGAATTGTTTCTGCAGTACGGCAGCTTGCTGTGTAAGTTTAGCTTCTGCTTCACCAGCAACTTTAGTTAAAGCAATATCATATTGAGAGAGTTTTGTATCAACCTTCTGTACCTCTGGATTTTTTTTAATATCCCCAAGGAGTGTTTGTATGCCTGAATACTTGCTTGGATCTAATTGGTTGGCCTTTGCTAAAAGCTCTCCAAATCCAGCCTCAGTGCGAATTTCTGGCTCCGCACCAGTCGCTTCTTTTACAGCATCGTACAATTTTGCCCAGGGTTGTTTAGTTTCTTTTGGAAAACGCTCAGCGTACAAAATCTCTGCTTGAGCAGTTTCCCATTGATCTTTTATTTTTTGACTGGAATTAACCAACTTTTCATATTGTCCAATAATGTCTTTAAGTTCATATGTTTGCTCAAGTTGAGTACCACCAGGGCCGATTGGTTTTTGTATTTGTTTTAAACCAAGAATATCTCCCGCAATTTTGTCGCGTTCAAATTGACGTTGAGCGTCGGTTTTACCAGGTACTGTCTCTTCAATTTTTGCGTATTTAAATCCGTCGGTTGGCGTTACTGGTTTAAAGCCAGGATCTCGAATTCCTTTTTTTCTTGCTTCGTTTTGACCAATGTTTGTGTAATGCCATAGTGCATATGATTCGTAGTTGGGAAATTGACCAAGTATATAAAGATCTCCCTTTTTAACCGCGTTATCCCAATTTGTTTTTACAGATTTGCCAATATCTGTTTCTTTGTAATAACCAGGGTCAAAGCGTATTGTGTTTTCAAATCCCTCAAAGGGAACTTTTGCGGCGTTTTTTTGATCCCAAAGAGATACAATTTCTGTCTTGTAAAAACTATCAAATTCATTTTTTAATACTTTTCTAACCGTATCATCAGTACCAGTACCATTTAATGTGGACAAAAATTTTTTATAGTCATCTGGTTGGCCCGTAATCTTTGCATTGTCTGCAGCTTTTTTTATGGTGTCATATGCTTTGTTGTTTGTGGTTGCAATAGTATTAGCATCTTGATTTCTTTTATTGTCTCCCTTGGCACTGATTTGACTTGTTTGTACGCTTTCTATAACTGGATCTTGTTTTACACCCAAAGAAATTAAATAGTTACTTTGAAATGTATATCCGGCCTGTCTTAATTTAGATGTGATCTCCTGAAAGGAATCATCTAACCCAAATTTAACAGGCACGTTTTCCTGATAAGCCCTCCAAGTAGTGCCGCCTTTACCGCCAAAGCCGGAAACATACTTTGTAACTGGAACATTTACTGAAACCTCAGAAAGAATAGGTCTATTTGCATTTTCATACTCAATGTTCCATTTTTTGTTTTTGGTGTCATATGAAATTCCCATGTCATCCAGCCATTGATAACGTATCTACTTGATAAACAAAAACATTAATCGGTTCTTGTTTAATCCAAGCATTAATTCTATCCATCTTAGCCTGACAAAAAAACTCTTGATGTTCAAACCACTCTTGAACCTTGCTACTGGCTTTAGATGTATTACATCTTCTGCATGCCGGTACTAAATTATTTCTGTTGCTAGACCCAGAACGAAACCTTGGTACAATGTGATCCAGTGATGTGGCATCAGCTTCGCAGTAAGCGCACTTGTAATCCCAGGCTTCGTAAATTGACTGTCTATAACGTTTCTTGGCAAGTTTAGGTGTTAGTTCAATAAGCAGGGCGAGAGGCTCTTGCTCACTGTTGAACATACTCTTTAATTGCCGTTATCTTATTTTAATTTGACCTAGCCATTTACCCCAAAAGAAAACAATATTACAGTTTGTTTACAATCATTGCATCTCTCTTGAGACTCGATACGTTATAGGTGTAGGCCATTCAAGATTTATGGCGTCCAGAGCAATGTGGGTTTCAGCCCAAAAAGCCGAAGAGATTCTTGGCATTGACAAGAAGACCCTCTTCAAGTACCGAGATGACGGCACTCTGAAGCTTGGTCCCCACTACGCTGCCTTTCCAGAGACTCGCTCCAGGGACAGCTACAGGTGGAACGTAAAAGCAGTGAAGAAACACCTGGATAAAATCAACGCCAATTAAATTAGATGGGCCGGGGGAAACCCCGGCTTTTATATTGAAGGTTTACCATCCAAACTTGGGACATATTCAATTCCATTTTTGTCAATCATTACAAAATTTTCCATGACAATAAGATTGGAAGGAATATTAAATAACTTCTGCATCATCGGCATCATCATTGGCGATTGACAGTTATACGGAGGAACATCCATTCGAGACAAAGATCTACGAGCCAAGCGTGAAGCACTTGATTCAAGCTGTTCAGATTCTGTTTCATCTACAATCTTTTGTTCCCAAGCAGCCATTGAACCAATACCCACAGGGAAATCAGATGGCTCTGGAGGGAAAGTGCCGTCTTTAAACTTAAGGGCATAAATGTGTTTGCAATAACGGAACTCATCTAGCAATGGCGTCCAGTTATCACTGATTTGTGTAATTTTTCCGTTGGCAGAACTGTAATCGTCATAGCCCGGCATGCTTTCTGCTGTTGATCCAGGTATTGATGGATCTGCTGGCGCACTTGTTTTGCGTAAATAAATTGCACCAAAATCCCTAAACACTCCAGGGTTGTCACGATTAACATTCTCCCCCTCTTGAACGGAGCCGCCCTGACCCAGAGACACAGGAAAACCTGAAGGTGCGTACACAGTCATCCTTCGATTAACCTTAGCGCTTGTCATTGCACTGTTATCTACAACACCACTAAGGGTCATAATTTCGTTTCGACCGGGTTTAATATTGGCAATGCTTGTTCGGGGAAACTGCTTACTGGTTGTATCACCATTTGACTGAATAAACGCATAATCGCGGCGCGTAAAATCTTGGCACGAACAGCAAAAACGCGCACCTGTAATTAAAAACCTTCCAGGTGTAAATCCAATTGGAGAAGGTGTAAGTAGTTCTTTGTCTGGCGATACGTATACGGAACCTGCCTTGCGGAATTTAAGTATTCCCGTTAACGATCCAGTATTTACCAAGACTGCCTGTACGTATCCATATCGCGTTTGGGTTGCAGGATTAATTGTGTCAGCGTTAATAATTTCACCACCTTCAACAATTACCCTATCTTCCATAATCTCGGTAGTAATTGGCGTAATACCAAACGGACCACCCCCTAATCTCACAAAAAACGGTGGAGGAAGCGGGTTGCTTGGCCCCCAAGAACCAGCAAGTTTAACGTACCAGTAATCCTTGTCTTCCGTGACTGATTCAATAAATAATTTCTGCGAAGAAACTGGATCAGTTAATTTGTCGCAACGTAGGGAGCCTGCATAACGCCATCCGGCCCAATGCATCCCAAGCTCTTTGTTCTTAGTTGGGAAGCCTACAAATGCGCCAGATACTGTTGGTTGTGGGTTGGCAACTGAACTAGGTGTGCTGCCAGGTACTGGAATAGTGTATTTAAAGGGATATTGAAAGTCGTTGTCATAAAACGTTGCATTGGCAAGTTCATATCCTCTTCTCCAGCGGGTCCAGGCAGATTCACGGTTTGCAGCCGCAAGTGAATCCGGGACGCTTCCCTTGGAGAATTCTGTTGTAATAGGTTGGACAACCTTCGGTAAAAAAGGCTGTGAGGCCTGGAAATTACCAAAGCTATTTCCAGATTTTTTTGCCATTCGTTAGAAGAATCCGCCTTGCGCAATCACATGTGCGCCAGGGATATAGCCAGAAGAGTTGGGGCCGTCAGGGAACACACCCACATAAATGCGATCGCCACGCTCCAGGTAAATGCCTTTGTTGCGTAAAGGAGCCGTCTCGCCAAGACCAGTGGTGTTGCCTGCGTTAACAACAGGAACGGCAAGCTGAGGCATCACATCAGAACAGTCAATTGTCTGCGTACCAGCTGGAACAGTCTTGGCAAACAGGACTCGATAGTCACCGGAACCAGGGATCGGAATCGTGGTGCCACGGGTGTGGTAAAACACAAATGTCACAGCCTGCTGGTAGCCGTAAGCAACGCCGTTATACAGGAAGCCAGAGGCAATACCGCCGGAGTAGTTAAGTGCTGTGTTGACGCCTGTAAGGGTGCCAGAGCCAGTGTAGGTGTAATAACCGTAGCCGCTGAAGGGAGCGCCACCACCGGTCAGAGAACCTGTTGCTGTGATTAAAACAACCTGACCACTGACCAAAGAAATGGGCGTACCAGATGTCGAGGCGTTAACTGTGTAATCGGGATCCCGATAAAAATCGTTGCGAGTAATTGTAATTGAATCAATAAGTCCACCGTTATTATTATCTTCACTCAACGTGGCATCCATGTCCACCAGGATGGATGGAGCCTGACCACCTTGCACAAATAAAGTATTAGTTGCTGCACTTCCAACGGTTTGAGTTGTTACACGAACCGTATCAAATAACGGACGGTCAATAAGCAGGGGCTGCTTGTTGGTACTAGTAGATGCCAAATTAACCTCCTTTAGCTACAGCCTTTACTGCAAAATCTAATTCTTGCCAATATTCTAACGAATAACTCTGCTTTACGCAAAACCACCAAGAGGACCAAATGGTGTATTGGGCATCTTCATTGCAGAACGAGCAAGTAAGTCAGGGTCTTGCTGCAACGCCAGAAAACGTTCAAACGATTCTGAACGTGGTGCATTACTTACAGAAGATGTCAACCGATTAAAGTCATCAACTTTATACAACTTGGCAAGGCGATATTGCATTTCTTTGCTGGGGTCGGGTTTGTTGCTCCGACCACCAGACAAATAACTGTTGTATTCACCAGGGAGCGAATCGCCCGACTCAAGATAATTTTGTCGGTTCATTGCAAAATACCCCCTGGCATTAGATTTGTAATTAAACCACCTGGCATCATGTTGCTAAGAACTTGAGCCTTAAATGCATTAAGCAAACTGCCAGACACGCTTTGGGCTTGCTCTTCCGCATCTTTAGGTTGAATTTCCAAGCCTGCATTGCGCAGTGTGTCTAGAACACTTGGCATCTCTCCAGGGAGTGCTGGGCGTGAAAAATCAATACCTTGATCAAGCTGGCCGACCTTCCCGTAATAATCACGGGCAGCTTTCATACGCACTTCATCTTTTGGGATCCCAGCACGTTCAAAATCACGGCGGAATACCAAAGCAGCTTGCTCAGGAGATTGTGCTTTACGCAAGGATGCGGCAGCACGGCTCTCTGGTCCTTGTAGTTCATATACAAGGAAATCTGCTTGAAGCTCAGGATCACCTGGGTCCTTTTTGCGTTGCTTTGCAAAATTAACCAAAGCACTCTGTCGGCCACCCGTCCATTGGGCAAGGCCATAGCCGCCACGGCCCATTGGACCACCCACCTTGCCACCTTCGTTGACACGCGGATTAAAACCAGATTCCTGAGCAAAATTTCCAAGTACGCCAGCAATCTGGGCATTGGAAAAACCTTGTTGTTTTAATCGTCTTGCGACAACAGCGGCGGCGGGATTTAATGACATTCTCGGCTTCTCCTTAATCTCCTACCCAGTTTGAACTTGCTCTGAGACCAGGAATAAAAACTGTTTGCAGAACCAAGGCGGTTGCAAGATGGGTCAAAGAACGCTTAACAAGTCTGGGACAAAGAATCATTGGATTAAAGCAACAACACTGGCCCCCGTGAATCTATGATTCGTGTCCAGCAGGCTGGGCTTACATGCAAAGCAATGCCAGGTGTTTTATTTTACTTGTTCTTAGCCTGACCTAAAAGTTGACGCTGGTATGCTTCAATCATTTCAGGTGTTAAATTCTCATCAGAGAAATTAAGAAACGGAGCGCCTTCGCCGCCAACAAACGTTGGGCTAGCAGGATTTAACGCTTGATCAACTTGAGGAGTTAAAGGTGTCGGGCCAAGGGTAGGTTCACCCATTGTCGTCGAGCCGCCTCCTGTTTGATAACCAAATGTCCGTTGCATTAACGGATTAAAAGAAGGGGCTGGCATTTGACCGGTCTGCTTCTGGATTACATCAAACCCGGATTGACCAGGTTGAACTTTTGCTGCAAGTTTAGGATTAGCCTTGGCCCACATGGCCATACCAATATCTTCAGCCGACTGGACTTGCTCTGGAGTGGCGCCAGGTGCTGCTGCAAGTCGACGAGCAGCCTCATAACGTTGTAATTCAGGATCTTGTGCAGTCAGCTGAGCAACACGAGATTTCTCTTGTTGATAAGCGCGTTCTGCAGGATTGCGTCCCTCAGTGCCTGCAAACGAAGTTTCTGCGGGAATATAGCTAGCCATGTTCCCGCCACCAATGCCACCGCCTGCAGTCGGGCCAGTAGCTGCGCGAGCGGCTGCAGATAAACGCAATTCATCTCCACGGTAATTAGGAGGTAAATTGCCAACACGCGGTGAAGTATAGGGAATCTGCCCTTGCATTAACTGACCAGCTGCATATTGCAGCTCATTTATTGGTCCGCGAGCAATATTTAAAACATCTGCAGCGTTACGTTGTTTTTGTTCTTGATAGCCAGGGATGGAATAAACAAGACTGGCTAATCCTGCTCCAAGATTTCCTCCCCTTGGTGCCAATGCACCTCCCCGCGTTGATAAGGAGCCAGCCCGAGTAACGGCTCCCGCAGCAGGAGGTAATGCTCTGGTATTTGTTACGTCACGTACTTGAACAGGACGTACACCACCGCGACCAAATAACGAATTAAACCAAGACATTACCGCCAAACCTCATGTAAATAAATGCGGGTGCCAACACCTACGTCAGCTGGACCAGGGAGGGCCTGGATAAACTCAGCGCCAGAGCGCTCAAAGCGATACCGAGCCTGGAACGGATCTTTGTAGTTGGGAACATAAAGAATATTGGCAAGTCGATTTGTCTCATAGAGATAAATCTCATCCCAAACCTTTAAAGCTTCTTTGGCATTGCTGGAACGGATCGTACGATCAACGTCACCAACAATGTTCTCGATCCGTGTCGAGGGGGAAGATGCAACCTCTGTCTTTTTCTCGGCAGTATCGCAGCGCCCAACCTGGATAATAATTTTGTCGTAGAAGTACGAATCTGGGACCGTATTCATCGCTTCTTCCAGACGGGCATAGTCACCCGCTGGAACAGAAACGGTAAAGTATCCCAAATGATACCTAACCCTACTTTTGTCGAAGTCAGATAACTGCACTTATACGACCCAGGATATTTTTATTATAAAAGCAGCAAATCAAACGGTTTCGTAACCGGTTGTTAATCCATATGCGCCAAATGGATTCATTGCTGTTTGAAGAACATTGCCGAGAATTTGTTGTTTAAATGCACCCAGTAATGTTTGTGGTTCTCTCTTTTGTTCCGCCTTGCGTGGCTCGTAATTTGTGCCAAGCATAAAAGCTTCGATCAAATCACCGGTACGACGCTGAGATTCGTCATAGCTAATACCAGGATTTGCAGCAACGCTTGTATTGGTCAGATCTGTTGCCTCGCCTAAGGTCTTCATGTGACCATAGCCAAGTTCATATTTCTGGTCTGGTGTTGTCCAGGTAGCAAGGTTTCCATAGCCACCTACATTAGAACGAGGGGTAAATTTAATGTCGCCCTCAACATAAATCTCTGTCCCTTCTTTACCTGCGTAATCGCGCCCGCGATGATATCTACTTGCGCCGGGAATGCCTGTATTGCGTGGACCCCATCCAGATGTCATGGTTAGTCCAGCAGCCGGATTTAAAATAACCTGACCGCTTTTATCTTGAATATATTTGGGTACGCGATTTGGACCCACACGTACGTTTAAAAATTTGCTGCGGTGAATACCAGGATCTTCGTATTCACCAGTAACTAAATTTTTTACATACGCATGAAGATGGGGGCCACTAGATACACCAGTGGATCCAAGCTGTCCGAGTCTTGTAATCTTTGCCATGATTACATTTTAAAACAAGAAAACCCCCGGTTTCCCAGGGGTTCTTGAGATGAGATTAAACCCTAATCAGATCGGCTGCCATCACAGCCTCCCAATCAACTCTTTTAATTTGTTTTAACTGCTCAAGACTGTTAAATCTTTCACCCGACAAAGACATCTGAAGATCTTTGATTTCCCGAGCAGTCTTCAGTCCAATGCCCTTGATATGATCAGCGATCATCTGAGCAGTGGCCGAATTAATATTTAATCGGGTATCAGGGGGAAAGGCGCGGGGCTCTTCTTGTGCCGCTCGATCTTTTACCTGAAGAGTTTTAACCTTTTTGGTTGCACCTTCGTCAGGTTCAATTTCTGTTTTGTAAACGGTATAAAGGCGACCGTCCTGATCCTCGACCATGAACCAATCGCCGTTATCCCATTCGCTAACAACTTTGACGCGAGCGCCGTTCTTTTTGTGCTTATAGAGCATAAGGACCAGGGATCAAATCTCTGGTCCTAGTTTACCCCAATCAGCTGACAGTGCGACCGGTCAGATAACCGTCGATGTCTTCGTAGCCAGGAGCTTCGTCGGGCTGGATGTAGCACACTTCCACAACCAGGTAACCGGTACGGCCAGCATTGGCATCACCGCTGGAGATGTAGAAACCACCAGAAGTTGTGGTGCTGTTAGCAGTCTCCTTAGCGAACACCTTCAGGGTGGTAGCAGCGGTAGCGGCGTAGTTCACGTTACCGGCGGTCACACCAGCAGCGCCCGAAGCGATCAGGAAAGGATTGGTGCTGTAAGCAGCGGAACCACCAGCGAAGAAGATTTCACCAGCCTGGGTACCAGACACAGTGGAGGCCAGGTTGGCCTGGATCACACCTTCGCCAATACCGGAGGCAGCGGTAGGGCTGCCAGCATTGGAGCGACCGAAGGAGATCACGTTGCCGGTAGCGGCATACACACCGGAAGCCACGCGGCCATCACCCCAGCCAGAAGCCACGGAGATGGTGGTGCGGTACACATAAGCAGGCAGAGTGCTGCTACCAGAGATCACCATGCCGGTGATGTCGGGCCGGGTGTCGTCCTGGCGATAGGGCGAAGGAACGATCACATCAGCCGAAGCCACAGCGCCAGCGCCAGAGGTGGTGGTCACAGGGACATAACCACGCTGCTGGAAGTAACGATAACCAGGAACGGCCAGCACAGAAGTGGGGCCACCCTTGGACGAATCGTTGGTGCCGTTGTCGTTGGTATCAATGTTCTTGTACCAACCGTTCAGAGGCTCTGCCCAGTTACCTGGGTAGATCTTTTTAGCAGACAAATAAGTCATTTATTTCTCCTTTTGTTTTGTGCTAAGAGAATTATCAGATGCTGCCGTCGTCAGACACGAAGCTGAAGGCAGTGGTCACGAAGTCCTTGTTCAGGATTTCGAAGCCAGCGTACAGCTGCCAAATCAAAATGATGAAGCGGCTGAAGTCGTCGTTGTTGTTGATGAGGACCTGAGCGTTCGGGCCACCGATACCAACACCAATCGCCTGAGGACCGAAGAAGTAACCTTGGGCAACTTCTTGGGAGGTGTAGCTGGAACCACCATCGAACGAAGCGGTGACGTTCTTGGTCGGGAAGTTGGTCGACTCGAAGAACTTAACGCCTTCAAACTGCACGCCAGTCGGCATCACAGGCTCACCAGCCAGGAAGTAGCCCTGACCAGCTTGGGGACCCATGTAGAACGATGCGTTGTTAGGCATCGCAGGGTTGCCCATGTACATGCCCTGACCGGGGTTGCCAGCGTAACGGGCAATCTCACGGAAGTCAGGATCACGACGCAGGTGCATCATGAAGGTGGGATCGCAAATGCAGCGATACAGACCATCAGCGTAGGTAGGAACGTTACGCTTACGCAGGTCCTTCACCACATTCAGCAGGTCGGTACGGACCTGGAACTGCTGCACCTGGTTGCCGTACTCGGTGGTGGTGTAAGAAATACGACCGGAAGCATCTTTGTTTTTACCACCAGCGAAGTAGTAACCGCCCTGGGTGGTAGAAGCTTCACCATTGGCTTCGGCTTTGGCGAGTTCATCAATGAACACGCGGTCGCGCCAACGGCGATAGTCGTCGAGCAGCGTCAGGCTACCGATCGACTGATGGAACATGTTGAGGTTACCGGTGTCCAGCAGAAGACGCTGGGCGGTAATCAGGGTCTCACGAGCAATCTTGAAGGTGCTCGGCTGGGTCGGATCGCCCGGATCAGCAGGACCGGTGTACTCTTTCAGCACCACAAGCACCTTTTCCTTGGTGATGTTGCGGCTGTTAGCAGTACCGATAGTCTGGTCAGCAATACGCTCCCGGCTATCCTTCGTGCCAGGGCTACCCCAGAACTTGTAGCGGTCTAACTGAACGGTTTGACCAGGCTGACGGGTGAAGTCGTGAACAACCACGGGCTCCACTGCCATTTCAGCGATGTAGGCAGGATGCGGACGGTAGAGTTCCGCACCAAGGATTTTTGGAAAATCGTTATCAAGAAACACTGTTTAATATCCTCCAGAGTCGCAGGACTTGTGGGTGAAAGATTTAGACAAGTTTTGTCTTATCTAAAACAAATTTTAGCAGGATCTAATTTTTTGTTTAAATAAACAAATTAGACGTACTGCAGATTACTGGAACCATAAGATTCCGGATTAATTCCTTGCTGCATTCCAGGAATTCCGATGGCGTTGTAAATGTCTGCACCGCCACCACCGGCAAGGCCGCCAATACCTGCTGCAATAGGAACACCTAAGGCTCCTTGAACAGCAAGAGTTGTAGGCAGCGTACGAGCACTATTTACAGCTTGCTTAGCTGAAATTTTTGCTGCACCAGCAGCTACTGCATCACCAGAACGACGGGCTTTGCTAGCAGCACGGATGGCATCAATTGCATTTTGCTTTCCAAGAGCGCGTGCCCTTGGTGCAAGGCCAGCAACAAAACCAGGAATTGCGGCAAGTGATGCAGCATTTAATGCCTCCATGCCCAAACGAAGCGGACCTTCACCTCGTTCGTCATCCATTACGTTGCCAATAAGAGAGCCACCAGCGCCGAGAACAGCGCCGGTAGCAGCTCCAATCAGTGGTCCGTATTTACCGGCTAACACTGAATCACTCCATTACAAACAGTTTGTTGGCAACGGTTTGAGGCTGAGCTTGATTCAGAACACGCCAGGCGTTCTGGGGATCACGTGCCATCATTTCGCTGAAGGTGCCCCAGAAGTTTTCAGGCTGTTGAGGAGCAGCTGCAGCGGGAGGAGCGGGGAACTCACCAATCTGGCTGTAAGCATCAGTGGTGGGATAGCCACGGGTCTCCAGTTCAGCTTCGCTTTCATACACCGGGCAAGGACCTTCGGGACCGAAGAACTTAAGGGTGTAATCGCTCAGAACATCTGGGTTGGTAAGAATCTCGTTATAAGCAAGATTCTCCTGGTGCTCATTAACTGCAAAGTTGGCATAACCAACAATCAGATTTTGGGCACGCTCGCCCCAGGCAACAGCACTATCCAGCATCTGTTCCAGCTGGACGGCGTAATTATTTAGAACGGCGGGAGCTTCGGTTCCGAACGCGTTTAGCACCTCGCGTGTTTCCGGACTCATCCGGTAATAATCCGCGATCGCGTTGTCCACTTCCGCGCTCGGATCCTGATTCAGAGCCTGTGAGAGCGCCGAATAAATTGGGGAAGAGTTGGGAGAGTAATCCTGGCTGGGCGACCAAGTCGGCTGAGCCGATGGTTGCATAGCTGGGCTGCTGACTTGGCCGTAATTCGCCGGGGTAAATTGAGTCGGCGGAATCGATGGTTGAGCCTGGAACGGGGATTGAACTGGTGCGCTCAGCAGGTTCACCACCTTGTTGAACGCCGATTCCCAGGGATTCCCCGCCGGTTCCGAAGTCGGTTGGGATTGGGGGGCGTACGCTGTAGGGGCGGATTGGTAGCTGGGGCTCGCCTGTGGTACTGCTTGGGGGTAGCTGGTACCCACCTGATAAGCCACTGGAGCTGCCTGGTAGCTGGGGGCTGGTGCCGCCGCTGTCGGAGCTGCCACCACGTAGCTGCTGGGGGCTACTGCTACTGGTGCTTGGCTCGTCTGTGGGGTCGATTGGACGGTAGCGTCCTGCATAACTCATCTCCTTTTGTAATGCTTCTAAGGTGCGATACAGATATGGGGTTAAATCCAATCGCGGATCCGCAGCCATCGGTAAGTCCGGTGATTGCGGGTGGGGAGTCTGCATCATCCCCCCCACAAGGCGAGCAAATTGAGAATAAGCATTCTGCAATTCATTCACCATCCTGAACGGGAACCCAGATAACATCTCGGCCCTTTCCTCGTCCGTTTTAGACGGAAAGAGGTACTTCAGTGCTTCAATGCTATCAACACCTAATTCCTGAAGGTTCCTAACAACGATAGAGTTGTTAAGAATATCCTGCGTTGAATCTTCATACACAGGTCCAGTCCAGCGCCATAACATTGTTACATCGCCGTCAGGAATCAAGCCAATAACACCTGGTGGAATCATTTTTGTTTCCACGCAAGCCATCATGATTTCTTTAACTTGATCGTTAAATACTTTCATTGCTTCTTTGTAACCGTTGATGTCTGCTTCGCTTGCATCAACAGGCAGATCGACTGGTTTTTCAATACCAGCGGCAGCCGCTAACGACTGACGGAACATTTGCTCTTCCTGGTAAATAATTAATTCCAAGCAACGGCAAATGCCATATGTATAAATTGCGTTTGCTTTTTTCTTTGAAGTTGCAGAAACGCGGCCAAACAATGATTTGTACTCCGTTGCAGTCACGCCAGCAGAAATAGAAAGTTCGTCTACACCACCAAGTGCTGTGCGAATCTCTTCCCTATACTGACGAGCAAATTGATTTTGATCACCAGTGATAGCATCTGGAACAATGTAACCAACTCGATCGTTTGGCTCCAGGTTTGCAATGATGCGTGGAACACGAATCTGTCCATCAACACCACGGCTGACCGGATCAGCCTTGAACATTGACGCACTTAATTGAGAAGGACTTGTAAAACCAGAGTTTGCTGCAATAGAAGGACGTTGAACAACAGAATCTCCACCGGCCTCAATTAGATCTGTCTTGGGACGAGAAGAAAGAAGGGTTGGGTTACCAAAGAACTGAACGTTTTTGCGCATGGTGCGAACCATTTCGTCATGCGTGACAATATGGTTGGCCATTGCATCAAATTCACCAACACCCTCATTAGCAAAGCCTTTGGGGTTGTTAAAGATTTCAACGCAAGGAATAAATCCAAGTGTATTTTTAAATGTTTTAGTTTTGCCTGTTACGGCATATTCAGGGAGATCAAAAGAAAGCTCGCCTTCCGAATGAGTTTCTTTAATTTCTTTTCTTTTAATTGACAGACGGATGTATCGACGGGATCCGTTGCTATCCCCAATAGATTTACCAGTTAAATTTGTTTGATTAATATCAGCGCCAAATCCACCTGGCCGACGAATCTTGTAGCTGTAGATCACCACGACTTCATCAAGCTCGCCATCTACGTTGTAGAACGTACGATATTCATGTTCTCGGAAATAATAGATGCGATAGTTAATTTTGGTTGGACGAATATAAAAAAGGCCCTTGCCATCACAAAGAAAATAATCCCAGATGGAATCCAGGCGAACATCAATTTGATTGTATTTAATTACTCGATCGATAAAATCTTTGCGCTGATTACCGAAGTTATCTTGGCTGGGAAAAAATTCAACACCCTGGCGGATGCCAAACATTTTCATCTGCGCTAAATGAGAGGCAACAACACCTGTATCGACAACCGTAGAGCTGTCTTTGTCGATGTAGGCATTAATAATTTCTTGAAGCCTAGCTTTAGCGTCAGCAGCCATTAAGTATTAACCTCACTATTTAAATTGATCTTAGCAGTTTTCTTTTGTTTCTTTTCAAGTAACCACCGGTCAAAAAAAGCTAGCTCCGCAGGAGAGAAAAGATCTGGATGTTCCAGTGCTTGTTTAACTAGCTTTTTCTTTTTCATCAGGAAACAAATTTATTTTGAAACCCGGCGGGAATGCTTGCGTTCCAAGGGACAGTGCTACCTGGTGTTGGGCCAGGGCGCTCCCACATTGGTTGTGGACGGAAATTAGGATTACCAGGGGGCTTAATCATACCTGGATTCCAGCCTGGGGCAGGAAGTGGCGTATTCGGGCCACGGGGGATTTCAGAAGCAACTGCACCAAGATTACCTGGGGCACCAGGAATTAATGAATCACCAAAAGCAAGCGGAAGCTGTGGGCCAGCACCGGGCATAATTCCACGACGCATCAGCTCATCGTTGAGTTGTTGATTCTGCTGGGTACCGCCCTCGTAAAGACGCTTCAGCTGCTCGCCAGACCTGCCGCCAAGTGCTCCTGGACGCTTGTTAATTTCAAAGCTAGGACCTCCAGCGAGCATACCAGCTTGATTTCCCACCGAAGGAGCACCGTTGTAGTAACGAATCATTTTAATCCTCCAACACCTCGTAACCAGACATTTCATTAAGTCTACTCAATACAACTCCATCTCCCTTAATATTCCACTCAAGAATATCGTCCTCTTCCCAGCCAAGCTCCTCAATCAAATCGTCAGGAAATGTGATGAACAAATCACCGTTATCATCTTCCTGCACTTCAAGGATGTAGCTCATTTTGCCAAAAGCTTTTCAATTAGCTTATCAAGCTTAATATTGATTTGCTTAAAGTTGTCATGCATTGTTTGAATTTCCCTCAAAAAATCAACTTTCAATACGTATTCCAGAGGCATCCTGTTGATGGTATCTTCAAGTGATTTAATTTTTTCATCTTGACGATGTAGTTCTTCTTGCACATCCCTAACGCGTTCGTGTGCACGGTTTAAGAACTTATTCATAACCCAGCTCCCGCCTGTTACAGCAGAACCTACCGCCGTTATGACTAAGGCGAGATACTCGGGACCCACTTGACCAAAGCTTTTTTACCATTCTAATTTTAGTAATCAAACTGAAGTTGACTTTTTTTAGAAAGACCAGTAACCAACCAAACCAGTGCGTCAACACAGTCATCGTGACTACTGACACCAAAGTTTGTAAGCTCTTCAAACATATTTGTGAAATTTCGGTAGCGGTTGAAGATAATTTTGCGATCCTCAAACATGCCCATAATTCCACGGAAACGAGCCAACTTATCTGCACGGAATCCTTTGACAGGGTGCCAAATTAAGTTATAAAGACCTTCACCGTTTAAGCACACACGCTTGAAGTCGGCCTCCAGGGATGCCTGGTACTGTACCGCCTCACTCCATACGTCACACGTTGAATATGTTGGGAAGTAATTACCGTTCTCATCTTTTCCAAGTACGCACCAATCATTGAGAAGTTCCTTGAGTGCATCTAGTTTTTCAAGGTTACCCATAACGCGCATCCGGCGATAATCAATGATATGAATATGATCACCAATGCGTCCGCCAAGAACAAATACGGTGTAATCGTTTTTCTCCTTAGTACCAGCAGAGAGGTCAACCCCAACTCCCAAGGCATCAAATTCAGTTGCAATTTCAGCTTTAACCAACAACTCTGGTGCAAGCGACAGTTCGTTTTGGCGAACAATTTGATTCATGTACTGAAAAGAAAAAGCAATTGGAGCTTGCCGTTTCTTTTCCTTTAGATAATCCAACGACCACATGTCGGGCCAATAAGATTCTTCTTCTCCAGTTTCATCGTTATTTAAAATTGCAGATAGAACAATCTGTGACCAATTGTTTTGTGGATTAAAGGTTGTGGCATGCACATCATCATGACGGAACCGTGTACCAAGACAAATGGCCCTGCCACCCTCAAACATGGTGGGTGCAATAACTGCATTCCAATTATCCTGCATGATTTTACGGATATCTGGATTGGCAATATCAGAAGCTGATTTGATAGGGTCATCGATGATGACCAGGTGAGAACGCTTTGAAGTCACCGAGCCTTTAAGGCCTGCAGCGCAAAGTGTAAATTGTTCTTCACCAGTGGTGTCGATGCCTGCAAATTTATGGTCAATGGACCAGTACTCATTGCTGGTTACGTTCTTTAAAAGTTTTACACAAGGGAATACTTCTTGGTATTTTTTGCTTTCAATAATACGTTTAATTGTTGCCGACTTGGAACGAGCAATATCAACCGTATAAGAAAGATAAAGAATTTGCAGTGTGCGTTTTGCGAGAGTATGAATGCCAATGGCCCAGGCCGTAAAAAGACCGAGCACTGTTGACTTAGCAGAACCCCGTGGACCTAACAAATCAATATTGGGGCCAGCAATTTTAATAAGGCAAGAACTGTCCTCGTTTGATACCAGGTGTCGATGCCAGTTTTTGTGGTGTTGCGCCGGAGGCTTATCTGCTACGTACTCACAAAAGAAACCAAAATCCTCTTGTGCCTTCTTCAGTAAATCTTCGTTATTGCTTTTGCGGACTTTGTGATTTTTTGCAGCAGCCTGCGCATTCCGCCGATAAGCAAGATGAAGATGAGAAGGAGACATATGTATTCAGCTTTGACTGAATACTAGCCTATTTCTTTTGTTTACGTTTTTGCTCTTGGTATTTACGTGCCTTTTCTAATGCCGCTTTACGTTTTTCTTTATCATTCATCTCAGTGCCGTCTTCGTTTTTAGCTTCTTTTTTCTTGAAGTGCTCAAGAAGCTGGGGCGGCATTTTATTCTTAGGCATTTAATTAAATAGCGCGACGGGATGTTCCAGGGCCAAATTTAATCCCTGGTCGATCTGTTGTGGGACGTACTTCACGTGATGGTTGGGATGGACCACGATCACCCGATTCGTTTGGCTGGGGGCGCATGCCAACTTGTGGCCGGTTTCCAGCAAGAGGAATGTTAGTGCGTGTTGCGCCCATTGTTTAAGCTTTTTATGTATTTTAAAACAGTTATTCGTCAAGTTGCATTTTTGCCCACACACTCATCGAAGCTTCATGCAATGGACCTTCAATTGGATCATCCTTAAAGATTGCCATAAGTTCACGCATTGCACGGTCGGCACCGGCCATGAGTAAGCCTTTGCGATCTTTCATGGATGTAAATGATTCAACCTGTGCAATAGTGCTGCGCAATTCTTTTTGCATCGAGGCAATACGTGCTACACCCACATCACGCTTGACGACATAATTCTCAATGTCTTCCCTGAGTTTTCTAATGTCCTCCTGCATCTCTCCAATTTCCATCAGGAGAGTTTTGCGGTGATCAGGCTTAGGATATTTTTGTTTTAACCAGGCGTCGCAGTAAGAAATCTCTCCGCGATAGCCAAGAAATCGCGCATAAAGATAACACTCCACAACAGAGTAGTTATCCTTGGCAAAGCAAAGAAATGACTCTTGGGTAGAAGAGTCAAGATTATCTACCCAAGAATAAAAAATTTTAGAATCTATATCCTCGCTGGGACTGCTGGTAATCCCGTTCTTCGTCGCGTTGCTTAAACTCTTGGGCTTGAGTGGTTCCTGCCCGAGCTTCTTCTGCTCCCTTTGCGATGGTTGCACGTTCTTGTTCTCCCTTATACTTGGCTGCTTTTTCGCCAAATTCGGCGCCAAGTTCTAAAGTAGCACGTGCTTCATCTGTGGTGCCGCCGTAATAACGATCTGCAGCTTCTTTTTTCAGACGCGATTTAGTTGCGTCATCAAGGCTGGTGTCTGCATCAATGTCAGAAATGCGGCTTTGATAATCACCGCGATTTTTCTGGTAATTGTATGCAGCACCAGCGGCGTCACGATAAGCCTGCAGGCGTTCTTCGTCGGACATTTTAAAGGAATTAGAAGTTGCTCATCATGCCAGCAAGACCACCGGCCATGATGTCACGGCGACCTTCCACAGACTTCTGACGCTGTTGCTTCATCTTGGAGCCTTCCAGGCGGCCCAGGAGGCCTTCAAATTCAGCCATATTAAAACTGGAAGGGGTATAAGCAGACTCAAACAGACGCTTGCGCTGTTCGGCTTTGGTTGCTTCATCAACACCACCGGCTCTATTGATTTCAGCAAGAAGGCGGTTGTATTCTCCCGAAGACATTGTCATTGGTTTAATCCTTACTTATTTAACGGACTAAATAAATTATAGCAATCTAGATCTAATTTATTACCAGAAGCCAGACGCTAATGCACCATAGATATTGGTCTTAGAAGAAATTTCCGCAACTTCACGGGTGCCTTTATTTTTAATTTTTTGTATGTCGGAATCAATCTGACCTTGCAACTTAGTTAAACCAGCGTTATAAGCAAACTCATCACGTTGACGTAGCTTTTGTTGCATATTTTCAATTTCTGCAACACTTCCAGTAAAGGAAGAAGGCATTGCGCCAAATTTAAGCCCGACCGTTTTTTCAAGATCCGGATCAAGAGCAGGAGAAAAACCTGTGCCTGTTGAGATGGTATAACGACCTGTACTTTTGTACCAGTCAGGTGCACCCTCTTGGCCCTTGACAAGTTCTTTCTCGCTGGGACCAAAATAACTGCGATAGTAATTTTCTAGATAGCTACCACCAACTTTTTCTTTATATTCATCGCTAGCTTTAATTGAAGTACCAATAGCATCAATATCAAGCTTGCCACCAGACTTTTGAATTTCGTCCAGACGTGTTTTAAGTTCTTGATCAGATGCTTTGCGTCCAAGGAGATCCTGGAACGCTCGCTGAACCAGCGTTTCGCGTTGCGTTGGCAGCTGCTCTAATGTGTATTGCTCAATGCCAGCAAGTTGCCCGGAAACATCACCGGCTTCAAGTCCGTACTTTTGTTGGAATTTTTCAAGTTCTTCCTTAGCCCGATCGGCAGTTAAAGCACCGGACTTAAGTTGTTGCTGATAAAGATTTGAATATTGGCCAAGATTTTGAAGACCCGTTGTGCGTAAGTTTGCTTTACGTGTTGCTTCCGCCAGTTCTTCTTGGTCTTTTTTATCTCTTGCGTATTGAATATCTTTTGCAAGTTCAGCATAATATGCACGCTGTTCTGCGCTTTCTTTAGGAGCTTCTACAGTTGTACGTCCGCCGCCACCCATTTGTTTTCTCTATTGCTTTAATCTATTTTATGCTGATTGCATCCAGGCTGGATTTGAGTAGCGTGATGCATTGAACACAGGTGCACCAAACATTGCATCTGTGATTGCACGGCGTTCTGCTGCACTTTCTGCCAAAGCGCCCGCCCTGCGGCGTGCGGAGAGTTCTCGACCTTCTGGCGACAACTCATCACGGAAAGCCTGAAGAGTATCTTCAGAACGAATCATGCGCTCTTGCGGAGCAAAGAAAAGATTTTCATATTCCCGCGCACGTTTTTGACGTTGGTATTCATACTCAGGTAAAGAAACCTGACCCCATTGATTCGTTTGGGCACCACGGAAAGCTGCCTGCATAGCAGCTTCGGCTTGCATTTTGCCAAGGTCTGCGGCAAGTTGCCGGTTTGCAGCTTCCTGCCGACCGCCAAAAATACCACCGAGTACACTGCTGCCTAATGTGGCTGCAGCCATGAATGGAAATGCCATACCTGATGCTCCTGATGTGCCCTTAGCAGCGTCTAAACTTTTAATGCCACTGAGTTTTAAATTGGCTCCAGTGCCAAAATCTATTCCCGAGAATGGGGAACCACTGAAACTATTATAAAACTCATTACCTGTGGCCATTTAATTAAAAGTAACGTTGACCAACTTGTGGAGCAACCCGTGGCACCGCTTGTAATCCAGCAAGATATGCATTACCAATGTTACCAATGGCTTGACCCATATAATCAGGGCTTACACCATAGCCACCAAACGCTGCCCGAGCAGCCTGGCCCAAGTTGCCAATGGTGTCATTAATCATGCGATAACGCATTTGTTGCTCACCGCGTGCTTTGTCAAATTCAAGTTGTTGCTCCAGGATTTCACGGCGTCCCTTAGGAGACATTGCGTAAGCCTGTTGTTCAACAATTGGTCGGAACATCCCTGCAAACTCAGCATCGGGATTCATCGCGCCAGTTAAAAATTGACCGACAGCTTTTTCTTTTACAGTGTCAGGAATTTTATCCGTACCACCGTATAAAGTGCCGACTTCATCAAGGATGGACTTCCAGCGTCCAGCTTGAGGTATTTGAGGTTGTTGTACTGGCATGATGCTCATAGCAACCTCCTATCAGCCCATAGGGCCGCGAATAGCACCGGTCTGAAGCACGGAATTTGCGTAGGGGTTAGAGGTAAGCATCTGACCTGTCAGAGCGCCACCAATATTCATGGCTTGGCCAGCAAGTTGCATGCCACCAAGGTTACGCTGCAGTTGGGCGGTGAGACCAGCAAGCTGTTGGTTCATCTGCATCTGACGACCCACATCCCGATCCTTCATTTTATTGACCACCTGGTAACTACGCTCCATGGCTTCGGCTGGTGCGTTAACACCTAACTGTTTTAAAGCCATAAACTGATTGTATTCCTGCTGGGACATACCACCCAGGCCAGCTTCTTTGCCTGTACCAGCAGCAGTGCCAGCTTCGCGTTGAGTACCTGCAATTGCTGCTGCGGCGTCACCAACAGCTGCCTGTGTACCACCAACTAATTGACCAAGTCCACCCTGTACACCACGGCCAAGCTGAGCACCAACACTGCCACTAAGAAGGCTACCGCCAATCTGTGCGCCTAAACGGAGATAGGGATTGCCAATGCCAGAAGTAAGACCACCAAGTAACTTACCTCCAACAACCGTACCCACACCTGCGCCAATACCACCGGCAAGATCACCTTGAAGAGCAGAAGAAACCGCAGTTGCCGCGCCAGCACCATACCGTGCGCCTTTAGTATCAACTGCAGTGTTTACGGCACCGCCTAGAAGATTTAACAAATTTTGAAAAAGTCCCGGATCTGCCGATGTAGTCCCAGGGGGCAGTTGGGGTGTACCTTGGGCCATGAATACGTATTATTTTCTTGGTACTTTAATTTTATCAGCTTATATTTTGATCGTATTGAGTTGTAGAAGGATAGGTAGGACGATTGGCGCGGGCAATAACTTCATTGGCTACGTTGCCAAGAAGTACACCACCAACAGAACCAGCAAGTCCTGCAACAGCTCCACGAACTAAACGCTGTGCTGGGGTGCCAGTGCGTGGCATTTGTGTGTCGCGTTTTAAAGATGCTTTTGCCGCAAGAGAGCCACCAACAAAACCTCCTGCCATCGGCAAGTTGGCAGGGAAACCAAGAAGTCTTAATTCAGGTTTGCCTTCCAAGTTCTCCATTGTTCCCTTGACAACACCAAGGCCAAGCAACCCTTTATCTTGGTACAAGAATTGTTGATAATTTGCGTAACGTTCTGGCGTTAAATCAGGAATTTCTTGTTTAGCCGTTTCGTATTTTAATGGGTCGCCGGTACGTCCCAAGAAGAAACGCTCGAATAATTCTGGACCTGCTTGCGTAGTTGTACGCCGATCTTCTGCACCAACTTCTGCATAACGTTGTGCATAACCTTTAGGACGAAATTGTTCGTCGGGATTTGTAATATCGTAAGTACCAGCGGCTGCGATAGCAGGGAATGCAATGCCTGCCTGCACCAGGGCCTTGCCTGTTGGAGAAGCCGTGTACTTCCCCATATATTTGTCACTTAAAGCTTGAGAAATTGCAAGGGGATGATTGTATCGCCAGAAATATGTGCGCGTGCCATCATTGGCTACATCAACAAGTAAGCGCGATGAATATGCACCAAGGAATTCAGCGGGATTTTCTTTGAAGGAAACACCTTGTCCCCTGACAGCCTGGCGATAACGAGGATCAAGAATACTCTGGCCGTAACCTGTCGTGCGAATTAATTGGCGTTGAGCGGCATCTGCTTTACGCAGACCCGACGCATAGCTTTGCGCAAAAGGTTGAACCTTTTCGGCAATATTATGAGCAATATCAGTCAGGCCTTGGGCTGCGCGGGCAAACATTAGATTGCACCTCGTGATAAACCGTAGGGATCCAAAACGTTCGGAGGGATATAAGATGCTTGACCAGTCACTGCACGTTCGGGCAGACCTTGAAGTTGGAATTGCGTTCCAGGGACATTCATTTCCTGCTGGAGATTATTAACTGCAATGCGTTGGGCGTCTTGTTGGGTGGCAACCTGTTGTTGACCTTGCGGCTGGTAAGGTTTTTGCATGCCCGCCATGATCATTGAACTTGCAATCGGCGTAAGCGTAAGGGCAACATCTTGCGCCATTGATGGCCTATAAATTTTGTCTGTAACTGTTTCGCCTTTGCGATTAACATGGGTCAGCATCCCAAGGCGCCCTGGAGCAAACCTACCTGCCAAAGCAAGACCGCCTGCACCTAATCCCAGATCAAGGGCTGTAGCACCAGCAGCTTGGAGAGGATCTCCTGTTCCAGCCAAAGTAAGGCCACCTGTTACCAAGGCATTTGGAAGCAGTACTTCGGCAATCTGACGTGCGCCTGTTCCAGCCAAAGGTTGTGCCGCCTGTGCAACATTACGCACTTGCGATACGCCAGGGCCAGAAACGCTGACCTGTTGAATAGGGGGCGTACCAATACCTACGCGTCCCAAACGGGTCTTAAGTGAATTAAGTGCCGTATTAAGAGAGGCGCGTAGGCTCATATCAACATCCTTTTAATTGATTATATTTCAAGCAAATTTATGCTTGCTGCTGTTCTTTTTCTTCGACTTTTGCACCGGCCTCTTCGTTTTGTTTAGCTGTAAACTCTTTTGACTTAACAACTTGTTCAGCCGTTGGTTCCGCGCCGGTATCTTCTTCTGCTTGTTTTTGTGCTCGCATGGCAAGAAAGTTTTGCGGATCTGGATTATTAATGTTTGGCATTGTTTTTGCCAGATCGTCTTCTGGGTTGCGAACTGGACTTAGTAAATACTTTTCAACCCACAGTTGATTAAAATCTGGATCTTCTTTAAATGACCTTGTAATAGGGCGACCGGTATCAAAGTCGTAACCATTTTCTGGATCATCAGGATTAAAACGTCCCAGGCCAATAAAGCCCTCTGTTTTTTGTGGATCTTCAGGATCAACAAAACCCTTTCGTGGGTTAAGAATGCGCTCCCTGGATTTAACGCGATTTACAAAATCTGACGAAGTAAAATGCCCGTAGTTCCAGGGGGATTCCTGGCCTACTTTTTTGGCTGATACGTCAAATAATTCTTTGAAGTTTAATTTGGTTTTGCGGTTAAAAGTACCGTCAAAATATTGAGCTGCCTCTAGGCGTGCGTCTCTGGGCATGGTTTATTTTTTCTCTTGTTTTTTCTTGCCGTGTAATCCTACCAACGTCTTGCGAAGGTTTGCCTGCTTCACTGTTTTTTCATCATATTTTTCAGGATTTGACAGAACGTTTTCCTGAAGCTGTGCAGTGGTAATGCCTTTCTTTTTGGCTTTAGCAGTGAAGGCGCCTTCCTTCATCTGCATGCCTTGAATCCACTTTTTCTTTTTCTTTTCAGCCATTATGTTTTCTAAGTTTTTTTTATTTTATCAAGGCTCAGCGCGATAAGTCCTCATAGGACCACCACGCCTAAATGCGGAACGCATTAAATCATTCTGCCAATCTTCTCCGCCAATTCCATAACGAGGAATGTTGGTTGCAATGTTGCCAGAGTAATCAGGTGCTTGGCGAAGCGGTGTCATATGGGGATATGCGATACGCTGACCAATCGATGTTGGTTGGATGATTTGTTTGCCGCCAGCACCAATGATTGGATCTTCGTAATAACCACCGACACGAGATAAACCAGGTGATTGTGTCAGAGGACCAATGGGAGAAGGCTCTTGGCCTGTAATAAATTGTGTTTGTGGAAGTTGGCTGTAATAACGAGCTTTCTCTCCACGGCGAGTCAGATCCATTGTTCCAGGGCGTGCACCAATATCCCTACTAGCAGGAACGGGCTTGCTTGGTGTCTGAAGCGTTGCAATTACGGTGCCGCCTGGCATGTCACCAATGAATGGGCTGATGGGTGCAGCAACACTCCGGCCTGGGCGATACTGGGAGTAATTAGTGCGCTTGCTGGGTTCTTGGCCGGGAAGTCCCAGGGATCCTGCCAAGCTTAAAGGAGAAACACGCGGACCATATTGTGGAGGAATAACAGGACCTGGTTCACGGGCAGGAGTAACATATGGAGCTGGTGTACTAATTGCTTTTTGCTGCAGACCACCAGCAAGAGCATCAGCTAAGAAATTTTGTGCATTCTGTTCAACTTGTGCGGCAATAGCACGATTACGCGGTGTACCAGCAACGTTATAAACAGTGCCAATAACATCAGGATTGTCCTGAGTTAGATACCTGCGTCCAGTAGCGGTTTCAACTGCACCTGTAATGCGAGGGCCACGGATAACACTATTGGCTTTACTCTTTCCAGTAAAGATAACAGGGCCTGCTGCTTCGGCGGCGGCACCGGTATAAACGTCGGGAGCGCCAAGGATTGGGCCGATGTCTCCTTTTTCTTCCGAAACGTAGCCTGTACGTAATTGTTGAACAGAAGGAAATTCAGGCAGCGGCTCAGAGGGTTCAACACTCATGCCACGGCGCAATGTCTCCATGGCCCGAGCAACATCTTGTGCAGGACCAGGGGCAAGTGTTGGGCGTTGATTACGAGCCTGATTAAGGATTTGGCGCGAGAGATCAACAGAAGCCTGGGCGCGTTCCAGAGCACTTAATTGAAGTTGAGTTGGCTCTACGTTGTAGGTTGCACGTGAGCGTAATACTTCAGACGCAAGGCGAGCAGTGTCTGCTTCCAGGGGGGTACGCGGCTGGTTGCTTGCAAAAGCTTGTTGATTTTTTTGAAGGATGTAAGTTAACTCTTCATCAGAAGCTTCGCGCAAACGATTGAGAGTCCGAGCTTTTTCTTCGAATTGTGGACCTTGTTCTTGGCGTGCTTTTAAACCGGTATCTGCAGAAGCAAAGCGTCCAGCTTCGTCAAGGTAAGCAATGTCACCTGTAATGCCAGGCTTGCCACCACGTAGCTGCCTGCCACGCATGGTGGTTTCAATTGGGGCAATCCCACCAGTCAGGAGAGATTCAATATCCTCACCAATTTCACGTGTTTCTTCACCACGTAGTTCTGCTCGTTGGCGAGCGTTATCAACTAACGCAAGTTGATCATTTAATTCTTCTCGATATTGTTTATTAAATTCAGCTGCAAATTCCTGTGGCGATGCTTGAGGGCTCACTTGCTGGCCTTCAAGTTTAATTTCGTCCAGGATTTGATTGGCTTGATTACGCAGTGCTAAAGCACGACGAATGCGTTGATTGACTTGTTGGGTTTGAATTGCATTTTCAGCAGAGTAGTCATAATCGAGATCAATTTCTTGTGCGCGGAGATAACGTTTGCCTTGCTCAACAAGTTGGTTGATACGACCTTCACCTTCAGCCTGGTCAACCGGAAGTCCATCAGTAAGAGATGCTGCCACTTGATTGATAGGCTCATCCTGCTCCATGCCTTGGATACGGCTTTGCTCAGCCATTTCCTCCAGAAGATCTACTTGACTCATGTCAAGATCTTCGTTGCGTTGGAGTTGTGACTTAACACGACCAGTCATCTGGTCTTCTGCAGAACCAATTGCGTTTGCAATTTGATCATTTAAAAATGACTGGGCGTTTTGCTGTTTTGTTACCAGAGATTCCGGCTTAACTTGCTCAACAGCAACAATTGGGGCGGTTTCAGTTGCAGCTTCAGTTAAATATCCGGCAGGAGTACCGGTTTTTTGGAAATAACCCGCAATAAAATCTTTGGCGCCGGGAAGTTGACGCTCTGCTGCGGTTGGTGTGATATCAGAGACCGCAACTTCGGTGATTTCAGCCGGAACAATGCCAGCTTGACGGGGAGTACGGGTAATTTCACCGCCAGGCTCCCGGCCACGCAGTAAGCCACGGGGTTCTGTACCAGGGAGTTGGCTGATATCAGCTAATTGCACCCCACCACGGCGGGATCCAGCTGGCCGTGGGGTTGGTGTGGGGGCAGCAGTGGAAGTTGGGGCTGGACGAGACGGTGCAGGACGCGACGGCGGGGGTTGAGTGCGTCCTGCGGCGCGATAAACGTTCCCAAGATCCTCAAAATCAACCTCTTGTACACCTTGGGCTGCAGCACGACCCACATTGCCCATCCGTACGCCACCACGGCGACCTAGTGCACGTAAGCCAAGGACACCAAGACCGGCTGCTGCTGCACCAAGGCCCAGAGTTTGGAGGAGATTAGAGGATTCCGCTTGTTTTGTCTCGGGTGATTTGAGTTGATTACGACGCCATTCCGCAACTTGAGGCGCAATACGTGCTTTGGCTTCCGGATCTTCCACCACGGGAGTGCCTGTTGCACGACTAAAGGCGTAAAAATCGGCGTCGGATAAAGCCATTAGGTTTATTTGTTACTTATTTAGAGCCTTAGGTTTATTTTATGCGATAAACACCCAAAGAATATAAGGTGTATAGTATATGAAGGATTAAATAAACACGAAAGATCCCGATGAACGACGAGGATCGTCTGAAAAAAGTAGAAGGTCTGACCGCTATTAAATCCCGTGCGGAAAAAATGGCGACAGAAGGGGCTGATGCTTTTACAGTTCGTGATTTTATTAATGAAGGCGCAAAGAAACTTGCGTTCCAGCACCCCGATACAGAAGCTTTTCGTAAGGCGGCCGTTGCTGCGGCCCGCCAAGTAAAGAAAAAGATCTAATCAATAATTAAAACAGAATAACCGACGCGCGATTTTGTCTAAATTCTTGGGCAAAGTCGTGTTTTTAATGACATTTTTGTGATTTTAGCAAATTTTAGAAAATGTAATTTTTGCTAAAAAGTTATTTGCGCATTACTTGTATAGTCGGATAGTAACCTGCGACATTTCTGGGTATATTTCACTTTTACAAATTTATATTTTGGTGTTATTCCAGGGTTTAATTACACGTTTTTTCTGCGGCAACGTGAGGTTTTGACCCTCAAAATGCTGTTGGCTACTCGATTCTTCTCCACCCACCCACCCGAGAGGGAATACGGGAAGAAAAAAAGAAAGGGGGTGGTGGTAACAATTATAGTAGCAGCGCGAGCGTGAGTGAAGCCTGCTGCGATTGAAGGTTAGTTTAAGTTACCTGACTACGTTTATATGTAGTATAAGCGTAGAGGAACTGTCATAATGCGTAGATTAACCTACGCTATAATCCCTAACCTTCCATTATATCCTAGGCTAGCTCGCGGGAGATGGGAGAAAGAAGACAGTTGTAATTGAGAATTATATGTTGAGAGATTGAAGGTATGTAATTGAAGAAGATGAAGATTGTGTAACAAGTGATCGGGGGCTGCGCATCCGTAACACGCAGATGTTCCACTACTCAGCTCAACACAATGGTCATTAGCTGCACTTATGTAACTGATGAAGCTGTCTACGAGTTCCAGGTGAACAAGACAGAAGATTGCGCTCGTGTAACTAAGTGGGTCCGTAAGGGCGCACGTGGTTATGACAAGAGCACAAGCATGACTGTTTCAATGGCACGCAAGTTGGCCAAGCAACTTGTTAATAGCTGATCCGTATAAGCGGGACCCAGGGTGCAAACCCCTGGGCAGTAATTGCCTCCAGCGGAGATAGGCACCGCACCACAGCACAACACCATGGCTGTACGTAAGACCATTGCTCAGCAACTCTCCAAAGCTGCTAAGGCTCTGGAGAATGATAAGAGCAAGGAGAAGCTTGGCGTTGCAATGTTTACTGCAAGGGTTGCATTGGCGAATGCCATCATGCCCAAGCAATTCAACATGCCGACCAGGAAGAACTGATCCATTTACTGCTGAGTACCAAGCGTGATGCTGGGGATCGAATCCCCACTCAGCTATTGCCAGCCGCCAAGGCTGGCCTACATCACAACACATGCGTACTTTCTTCATCTCCTTCAGCACTGCGATGACTGCTGGCATGATGCTTATTGCTCCAACCATTGCTCATCACTTGCATGAGGCAACTCTCAAGCAATGTGTAATGCATGATTGGCCAGCGCACCAGGCTGAAGCACACCTCAAGTTCTGCGCTGATTACGTCAAGCAGAACGGCTAATTCGTCAAAGCGAGTGGCAGGGTGCAAACCCCTGCCTAGCTATTGCCACACACTGAGTGTGGCTACCTATCAAAATGCTTACTATCTTTGCATTGATCGTGGCTGCACCCTTCGTACTCGACTATATCGAGAAGAAGGGTAAGACACGTAAGTGATCTTGTCTAATCATCTGTTCAACTACAACTCAATCCATGTTTATCTATCAACCTTTCATCAACTCAGGCGACCGTGTCGCTTGGTATGGCGGTGAGTCCACACAACTGCACTACGAAGTACAGGTGGATGGACACGATGGCAATCCTGATTGGATTGAACGTGGTGTCCGTACACTAGGCGGTGGCATACCAGTAGGTATGTCCGAGCTACATGCAGAGCTTGTGGACTACTACAACTACTGCCAAACCACTGACGGTATCTGATCATGAAGAACGAACTATTCCAAGTCAATCTCGCTGTCATGATGGGCATTGGTATTGGTGCATTGCTTTGTGTCTTCGGACAGAAGGCAATTAATGCATACAGTATCCGTACATGCCCATCGAAACCAGACCATGTGCTGGTTCGTATGACCAACAGTTTTGTGGGCGACGCAGTTTATTGTGTCGAACGCAAGTATGTTTGATTCTTGCACGAAGGGCCTACGGGCCTTTCCTGCAGGATTCACTCCTGCATTCAATGTCAACGCAACCATGAAACATGTTGTTAAGCTTGGTGCCAAGCAGTACGTAACACTTGATTCTTACGGTGGGTCTTATGAGACTCGACGCAAGGAACAAGTCATCGTGCTGATCCTTGGCATCCTTGTTGCTGCACTCAGCATTGGCGCACTGATGGGCGCTGACATCACTCAATTCGAACCTCAACTCACCAATGGGCAACCTCGCAATTGAAACTGCTCTGATCGAAGAACGTATTGAGACACTCAGGCAGAAACTACTGGAGAACTACAAGTCTCAGTACCACAAGACACAAGTGGATTTTAACCTGGTCAAAGGCAAGAAGTATTACAAGCTTGTCCTGATGGATCCAGGTGCCTCTGTCCACTGCTTCATCAGTCGTCAGACTGGTGCCGTATACAAGCCAGCTACATGGCAAAGACCAGCGGCCCATGCACGGTACAACTTGTTGGATGACATCTCATTTGCTGAGTGTCTACGCCGTGCTGACTGGGCTGGAAATTATTTGTATTTGAGGTAACTATGAACTCTCCTTACCAGAAACGAATGAATAAGCTTCGTGAAGCATTTGGAAACAAGTGCATTAAATGCGGAGCTAAAGAC